TTCCCGTAGTAGGTTGTATTGCAACACCCTCTACCGAACCACTTTGTGTTGCACTTGGAATTGTTTTAGAAAATATAGGTTTTACTATTTCTGATATAGCAACTTGTGGCCTTCTATAAAAACGAACAATATCTTCGTTGGCAAGGTTTCGGTTTATCTTAAATGTTTTTTCCCATTTAACATTATAAACACCCTTCCATTCTTCAGGAACATCTAATAAAGTTCCATTATCGTTTCTATATTTTTTTAACTCACCAAGGACAGTAATCTTACCAATTCCTATTGGAGTATCGGGATATATGTGAACTGACACTAAAGTTGATAAACCTTCATAGTAATCAGGTGAACCTTTACCTGGCTCATAATAAATGGGATTACCTTCAACATCCAAGATTTCAATTTTAACCTCGGTTGTTTCTTTTAAGAACTCAGACCCCTCAATTAAGAACCCATTCTTACCACCACTAAAAGTATCTTTAAGTTCGGTGATTCTAAAATATTCAGATGTAGGATTCGTATCAACTATAAAAGTTGAAAAATTTGAAAGATTCTGAAATGATGAAAACGATTTGATTATTGCCATAAAAACTCCTATACCAATATAAATATGGAGTTTTTTAATACTTATTTATAAAATATATAGAATAATATAGAAAGTTATAGAAACCTATGGAAAGACAAAAGTACACAACAATTCAGATAAAAAAAGAAACCCATGAACTTTTACAAGAGTATTGCAAAGAACATGGGTATAAACTAAGTGGGTTAATAGAAAAGTTGGTTTTACAAAAAATCCAAACTCCTAAACCACAAAATGTATTAAGGGTTAAAACTTAACCTCTGAGAATCCATTTATCTTTTTGATTTCAATCAATCCATCTACCACATCTCTCATCGAGTCAATGTGAGATATAATCATAACGAAGTCAAATTGAGTTTTAAGGTATGTAAACAACATAAATAAGGATTGTAGGTTCTCACTATCCAACGTACCGAACCCTTCATCAATCACAAGGAAATTAGGACGAGGTAGGTTACATACGTTGATTAAGGCAACTCGAATTGCCAAACCACTAATAAATCTCTCCATACCACTACACATCTCCAATGACCACTTTTGGTCACCATATACAAGATATGCATTGATGTTCTTACCATCCATCTCTAACTGCATTCCAAACTCTACAATTTGAGCAAGGATGTTATTCACCTCACCTTCAATCATTGGAAGTGCCTTCTCAATCAATTCATAAGAAACACCATCTTTAGAAAGAGCATTCAAATAATACTCAAATAACTTAGATTGTTCTTCTAAATCCTTTACCTCTTTGATTCTACTTTCAATTGTTTCTTTTTGATTTTGAAGAGCAGAAATCTTACCATTTAACTTTAGAACTTCCGAATTTACTTTTTTCAACTCATCTTTGTTCTGATTTAACGTAGAACGAACTTGAGTGATTTCTTCTCGAATTTCTCTATTTTTATTGATTTGTTCCTCGTTCTTATAATATTCTTGAATGAGTTGTTCTTGTTGTTGGATTTGTGTTTCTAACCTAACCTCTTCGGTTTCTTTGGTAGAAAGTTGATTATGGAGTTGAGTAATCTCTCTATCCAATTTATCTTCTTTTTCCTTTGCTTCTTGTAGTTTACCCCATTCTTCTTCAATTGTTTTTAAAGAATCAATTTGGAGTAACAACATCAATCTTTCTTCATCAAACTCTTTAAAGTAAGATTCACCATCTTGAATACGAGATTCCACCTCTGCTTTTTGTTCTCTGATTGATTGTGAGTTCTCCATACAAATCTCACAATTTTCGTTGTATTTATGAGAATCTAAGTGTTTCTTTCTATCGTAGTGAGAATCTAATCCAACTTTGATTTTCTCAATTTCAGATTCAACCTTACCCAATCTTTGTCTTGCATCTCTTAATTTATCAATTGATTCCTTTAAAGATTCTTCATCATACTCATCGATGATTTCTTCCAAAGTTACTTGTAATTCTTCTCTATGGGTGATTCTTTCTTGTATTGAACCTTTTGTGGTTTGGACCTCATCAATCTTCTCTTTAAGGGTTTCTAACCTTTTTTCCAACTCACCAATCGAAACCCCACTATCAGAATTAAGTTTTACAATTCGTTCGTTTAACTTGTTGATTTTCTTGTTTAACTCATCTTCTTCGGTTTTTAAGGCAATTTGGTTCAACTCCAACAATTTAAATTCGTTCTTGTCGGTTTTTAAACTTGTTTCGATTTCTGCTAATTTTGTAGTAAAATCATCGGACTTAAATTTCTTGATAAGTGTTGCATTATCCCTATTCTCATCAGAGGCAACATTATACAATTTATCGAAAATATCCACACCAATGAATTGAGAAAGAATTTCCTTTCTTTCACTTTGTGATTTATCAATAAAGAGTGCATTGTTTCCTTGTAGGGATAATGTAGTTAAAACGAAATCTTCAAACTTACCTAAATATTTTTCAATATTCTTGTTAGTATCTCTTCGTTGTTCTCCATTAAGTGATTCTACTACCCCACCATCTTCTTTCCAAAAGTTTACATTTACCGAAAGGTTGGTTTGTTTTCTTGTCCACTTTGCAGTTCTTTCAATAAAGTAATCTACTCCATCAATTTCAAAGTTGAACTTGCAATGGAAGTTATCTTTTTGATTGTTTAGTACATTCTTGGATGATGTAGTACGAGATGTTTTATCAAAGATACAAAATGATAGTGCATCGAAAAGAGATGATTTACCCGATGCATTAGGGGCAAAGATACCCATGATACCTCTTGCGTTACCGAATCTGATTTTGTTACCTTCACCATACGAAAACATATTAGAGAACTCTAAACTCTTAGGAGTCCATAGAATATTCTCTGCAAGGTCATCTGAATTAATTTTGGTATTTAGTTCTTTGTTTAGTTCCGAAATCTTATCTAACTCCGAATCTTCTAACAAATACTGTCTTTCTAAGTAATCTCTAATAAGAGAGTTTTGGAATGTTTCATCCTTAACATTACCAACAATATTCTTGTTTAGTTTGTTATTAGTTTTTAATTGACCGATTGTATCAGTACGAGTTACGGTTACCTCAGCAACATTAAACATCTTCTTTAACTCGGTGATACGAAGTTTCATATCACTTGCCTCAGTATTGGTAAATCTTAATCTTAAACGAGGATGTTTTGGTAATTTAGTATCAACCTCATCATATACCCATTGTGGTATTTGACCATCAACCACATCGATAGTAAGGAATCCATAATCGTTGTGAATCTCAAATTCCTCATAAGTTCTTGTTGGAACATCCCAAATCAAATAACCATGATTTTCCAACATCTCACCGTGGTTTTGTTGAATCATAGAACCACAATAGGATACGATTGGTTTTCCATTTTGTGGGTCATATTCTTGTAGGATTTGTCTTTTATGAATATCCCCCATCAAAACCATATCAAACCCCGCAAACATTTCAGTAGTGAATGAATTTGAAGATACGGTATATCCAATATCAGTTTGTGATTTATTTACCGGACCATGAAACAAACATATTTTTGTTTCCCCTTGGATGGATTTACCACTTGGCCAATTTTCCTTTTTATCCAATATGGAATAAACAACAAAAGTAAGATTATGGATGTTATAAACACCAGTATCACGAAGATAGTGAATACGAGGATTTTTAAGATTATCGATAATAGGCGTAAGAACATCTAATCTGTGTTGGTTATTTAAATTACAATCGTGGTTTCCAGTTATAAGTATTGTTTCTCTTAACTTAGAACATTCAGTTAAGAACCATGAGATTTCTTGAATCAATTCAGGAGACATCTCAGTTTTAGCATGAGCAATATCACCTCCAATATAAATTACCGAATCTTCAATCTTATCTTCTTTTACTTGTTTTAAAAACTTTTTGAATACCAAACGATATTCTTTGTGTCTTTGCAAATTACGAATGTGTAAATCTGCTAAGTGGTAGATTTTGTTTATAACCATTATTTGTAATTGTTTCTATTGAAAATAAACTTTTGTTTTTCTAATAGTTTAAAGTTGGATTGTATATTATATACATTTTTTTTATAATAAAAATATAAGTCTTCTAATGACATTTTATGAATTACATCTAAATTATTTTTATATTGTTCCATTATAGAATCATGGGTGTGCTGCGGAGTTAAATCAAACAAGTCATCTGCTAACCAAAATCCTAAATTTTTTAAATAGCTATTGATATAAGTACTACCTAAAATTAAAGGTATATTTCTTGATATAAAGGGATTCCATGATTTTTCACTTAAATGAATTCCATCACCGACAATAATTTTTGTTTCTAATATACAACTAACATAAGATGTCATAGTAATTGGAAGTGGTGGCATTTCAACATTTATGCAACCCATATTTGTCATCTCTGATGTAGAATCTAATATAATAGGAATTTTTTTCTTTTTAAATTCAAGTAGTTCTTGTGATAATTCGGAATCGTTATAACTTGTAGCGAATGAACTATAACCCAACCACGAATCAGTATCTAATCCTATATCATAAACATATTTAAAAATTTTCAATCTTTCTTGTTTGTCAACACCAATAATCATGTTAAGTTTTTTTTGACGAAAATTATCCATAAATTTGGTAGTCACATAATCAACATCCCTCCAATAACTTTGCTTTGGGGCTCGATATCTAAAATAATTAAAATTATTAATATCAGTAACAACATTAAATCTATTTGAAAAATAGGTAAGATTTTTAGTATCACTAAAATCATCACGATTATCATCGTCTACTACAAAAAATTTACACTTATGTTTTTCAGCTAAAGAATCTATTTTTTCTCTAAAAACTTCAATCGAATCTAAGTCAAAATGCAATCTATCTAATATTATTGAATCACCCGGTTGAATATCTATTTTTGAAAGATGTATATCTAATAATTCAATAAAATTAAATTTCCAAGCATTTACTTCTATTTCATTGGCATTTTCAATATTAACAAAGTTAACTGGCTCATTTTCCGTAAATTCAAACAAAGAATACCACGGCGAGTACGAACCTCTTCTAATGTGTACTGGAATTACATGAATCATAAATTAAATAACTTTTGTTTTATCACATCCGTAAAATCGGTTTCTTTTGATTCTTTCAAAATATGATTTACTTTTGAAAATCCCATTTCACCTGCATCTTTATCTGATGGAATTATATTTCTAACTTTTATACCTTGGTTTCCTAATTGAACTACATAATAAAGTGCTTGTTCTTGAGCATCTTTATCTAATAAGATATTGATGTTCTTTACACTCTTATCATATATATTTTCCATTAATTTTTTTGGAATAAATTTACCAAGAATAGGAATTGCATTTCTTTTAACCGATAATGCATCAAATACACCTTCTACTAAAGTTATTGGTTCGTTCCAATTTATTTGGTTTTCGAACATGATAACATTTTTCGATACTGGCGGATTTTTATATTTAAATGTTTCCTCATCAAATACACTTCGTGCGATGAAGTAATTGAGTCTATTGTCAGAATCGTAAGAAGGAATAATAATACGGCCGGAATACAAACCACCATCACAATACCCAATATTATATCTGATAATATCTTCTCTAGTGATACCACGAGAATCTGCATAATGTTTTACCTTTCTGAATGTAGGGTTTACACCCTTTGGTTCTTTTAGTAATGATTTAAATTCGTTGGGTAACCTTAGTTCTATTTTTTCCTCTTCAGAATCTTTAGAATATACTATGTAATCATCTCCATAGATTTCATGAAGTTTTTGTAACTTATGAGAATCTACATGAAGTCTTCGTAACAAAGATGAAATTCGTTTTCCTTTTGCATCACATACCCAACAATGCCATTGTTGTGTTTCTAAGTTAACTTGAAGTTTCTTTTTGTGGTGATGACAAAATGGACAATGATGTGCCTGCTCATCCCCTTTCAACGAACTACCAGTCCCAAGGGTTTCATCTAAAATATTAATTACAATAATTCTATCTCTTTGTGAGAGCATAACACTTACAATTTTTGTTAATACAAAGATACGAAAAATAATTCAAATTACCAAATTTATTTATTAATATTGGATTCTATTATTTTTAACATTTCTGATTCAACATTATCAAAAATTATTGTACTGTCTACAGAAATAGTATCTTGTGTTGAGTTTTTAAAATTGGACATTCTATCTTTTCTTAACATCTCTGATAAAGTTACAAAATCTTTATGCATTTTTATATTCTCATCAATTATACCTCTACAATCATCGGTTTTAAAATATTGTATAGCCAATATCGTAATCAATATGATTATCAATACCATCAATCTTTGAGATTGAGTAAATTGCTTTAGTATGTCAACTATATATTTCATAAAAATTTTCCACTATAATACTCCTCACATACAAATATACGAAAAATTTTCCACTATTCCAAATCTTTTCTAAAAAATTTTCCAAGAAGATTATCGTTTAGTGCTTTTTCATCTCCAAGAACATCGTGTGCAAATTGTTCTTGTAATTCGTAATATGTAAGTGATTTTTTGTTGGAACAAAAACGAAGGATTCGTGTTTCTATCTGGTCATTATCTATTTCTTTAAACCAATCCTGAACATCTTTGTTTGATGAACGATAATTTTTCCAATCTGATTCTTTAATAATCATCTCGTACTTTTTTAATCGTTTATCAGACATTGATTCAAGTTCTCTTTTACCGAAATTTCTTTTTCGTATTGATACTACTTGTTTTTTACCAATGTAGTATTGACCTGTCTTTCCATTTGTGATTTTGTAGATAAATCCAAAAGTTCCTTCTGGCATATCTTCAAATTGTGTAATGTGGTTTCCTTTATATATCCAACCCATAGTTAAAAAGTGTGAAATCATTTTTATATTTCTCCCTCACCCAATCTTTCATCCACTCTTCATTATAATATTGTTTATATAACTTATGAGTATCTAAATTAGGGTGTCTATCCCAATATTGGTTTCTATTCAAATGTGGGATTTGGTTCTGTTCTATTCCAATCTGATTAAAAATATAATTCAAATCATTATAGAAATTTTCGTATCTTCCAACAAAAGAAACTTTCTTTGTGTTGGTTTTACCATGATACAAATAATATTCTTGAGAAAAGAATAAAAAATCCAAGGGGTTAATGGATTCTATAAATGTAGAAAATAATTGAATTTGCCCATCCCTCTTTTTATGTTCGTACCACGATGCCAATCGAGTAAAGGGATTTCGGACTAACGAGAATATGAAATAATCATCTACATCTCTCAATTGATTAATTGCACCATGTACTGTAATTTGTTCAGTTCCCGGTACATTCAATAAGATTTGTGATATTGAATTTCCTCCTGTCTTAGGTATATGAATATACGCCCACTTTTGTGGACGGTTTATAAGTAACCCCACTTATTAAAAGTTTTTTATCGTTCTACTGAATCAGAATATTTTTTTTGATTCAACTTACCACCACGAGCCTTTTCTAATTTATCTTCAGAAATTGCAAGTTTAGCTAAGTCAAAATCTCCCTCTGAAATAGGAGTTCTATCTTTTTTCAGAGGAAGTTTTGAGAAATCTGATTTTTCGTATAGTTCTTGTATAGATGCCATTATTATGCTTCTTCTTCAATTAACTTGTAAATTCTAACATTTTCTAAAGTCATTTCTGGGTCTGCTGCCATTTGTGCTGCAAATCCTTTAACAACATCAGTTTCTTCATTACCATCCCATTGAAAACAGTTCAATTCCATGGTATTTTCTTTCATAGTTGCTAATTCAACATCAGATACAGAAGCAATTAATTCTTCACCTTTGTAATTTAAAATTTGATAATTTGCCATTTTTTTTTTCCTATTGTTAGTTAATAAATAATATAACTTTTATATAAATATGATTAAGTATCAAAACGAATCAAAAAGTTAAGGTCATAATCAGGTAAATTTTTAATTGGTTGTGGTAATTTTGCAATCGCAACCATATCCCCATCCTCATCATATAATCCAATTGTTGTAATAAATGGTGCTAAATATGAACCAGTTGGATCTACTGAACCTGAATTATAGTAATCATCCCACGAACCACTTATTGTAGTATCAAATGAACCACTATACCATTGTCTTTGTTCTATATCTAATACTTCTTTTATTTTTACTGTCTTTGCAGGTGATACATTTGTTATTGGTGTTGTTTCAAAATCATACGAACCACTCAATCGTACATTTACTGCAGTTGGGTTTTGAGAATAATTAAATTCACCAGCCTTAACTGATAAAAGAACTTCAGTTTCATATATAGTTTGTGTAGAACGATATTCTAATTGATACTCCGATAAATTTAATTCAGAATTAATTATAATAATACCATCTGAATAAAATACATTACCATATGCAAGAGTGGAAATTGGAATACTTTGGAAATCTAATTGTTTTGTAAATGTAATTAATTCTGTTTCCGCGTCTATTGATACTACATAATAAGTTTCACCAATACCATCATCTAATATTATAATACCACCCGTTTGTAAATCAAAAGTTAAAACTTCTAATTCATATTCAATTGCATTTTGAGAAATAGTAAGAATACCACTTTCCACATCAAACTCAGTAAAAGTATAAGTTGGTATGGGATTTACAATTCTACCAAATCCATCATCAACATAGGTTGCACCACCAACTGAAAGATTTACTGATTTTTTCTTTATAGCCTCACCAAACTTATCTCTATCTATATCGAATACATAAATTGTATCAGATAATTGTCTTTCTTGATTAAGTCTTGAGATATTATTAAAAGAACCAAATGTTGTAAATGCATTACCATCTAAATTAGAATAGTATTTTGAACGAATTGAGCGATAGTTTGAGTTAGACTCATCTATCAACTCAACCGGATACGATTCATTGGTTAGATTATCCCAAAGTTTATATACTTGGAACTTTCGTTTGGTTACACTTGATTTTGGTATTGATTTTAACATAATATATTCCTACTCTATATAAATATACTAAAAGAAAAAACCCCATATTACTATGGGGTTTAAACTCGTGTGAGTCAATCCTACGATACTATCATAGGGGGCGCGCCACCTTGAGGGGTATTTTAGAAATCAAGTTTTACTTTGATTAGAACTTCTTTATCGAATGATTTTGGAATTGGTTGAGATGTTTTGGCAACTGCAATCATTTCATTAGCATCATTATATAAACCAACAGTTGTGATGAAAGTTTTAGGGTCTCTTTCAAAAGTTGATTCTGCAAATGTTCCATCAGAACCAGTTGTAAATGTTGGGTTGTTTGAGAAGTTAAATTCTCTATTTGTTGCTCTTACGAAATAATGAGATGTAGAAACATTTTCAGTTCTTCTTGCTTCGAAATCAGCACCACCTTTGATTGCATTGTACAATAAGAAATGGTTTTTACCTTCATAAGCAGTTCCAGTGTAAATAGATTTACCACCAAGTGAACCACTATCTTTTGATGTTCCAATTGTAGTGTGTAACGCAGTTGGGTTAAGAATAACTAAACCTTGGTCAGGATAGAATAAACCATATCCCCTACCATTTGCATCATATCTATTAGCGATTGTTGCTTCTGCATCTTGTCCTAAGTTAATCGAACCACTAACTACATAGAATACTCTACCTGCTTTACCAACCGTATCAGAGAATTTTTTACCTGAATCATCAATGAATGTGTGTAATCCAGTTGAACCAGAAACAGTTAATTCCCAGTTTCCAGCATCCATTTTCTCTTTGTATCTGGCACGAGATACATTAAGTACATAGATATCAGAAGAATCGTGTACACCTTCACCTGATGAAGAATCAAAAGTAAAGAATTGGTCATCTTGTTCTAATAAAATAGAACGATATTGAGCATAAGTTGCTTTGGATGCCAAAGTAGATGAATTATTTGCATCTAAGTTAACTGAACCACTAGCATATTTGTGTCCATACGCAACTGCAAATTGTACAGCAGCAGAATCATCAGTTGTGGGGTTTGCATTATATACATTTACATAATAGTTTGAACTATCTGCAACTGCCTGAGTAGATGAAGTAAAATAAGAATTTAAACTTCCTGTATCACCACTCCATAATCCAGTAGTAACTACTTCAACTTTACCGGTAACTTGGTCAAACTCACCAAATCTTTTGTAGATACCCGAATTGATGTTTCCACCCTGAGCACCTAATTTATCACCGCCAGATAAGTATTGGTTGATGATTGTTGATAATTGCTCAGATGTTAAATTCCCTTGTTGCGAATTTAAATACGCAGCCAATTCTTGGGTTAAGTTAACACCGGCTTGTCCTGTAATTTGTGCCATATCTTTTTAATTCCTCTTTTTATTATCTTGGTTGTACATAGGTTATCGTTACCGGGATTGATTGTGAACCACCAGTTTCGTTACCATATACAGTCAATGTTGTCTTGATTGTTTGTGTAATATTTGGATTAGGGATGAAAGTAAATGATAATCCTCTTTCTACTGCTGCAGTTGTTGTGATTTCATCACCCAAGAAAACTGGAATTGTACCACTTCCTGCTGCCAAACCTGCTCCTACAATAGAACCTGCATTTTTGTTAGCAAGAACTAAAGTATATCCCGCTTGAGTGTTTCCACTTGGAGATGTTGTTGGAGTCAATGATACTTGACCCGAGTTTTGGTTTACTGAAATGGATGGAACACCAAATTCCACTTTAGGAATTTTAGTAGTACCTTTTGGCAAAGTTACCAATTTGTACTTTAACACTTGAGTTTCATCAGGTGATGCCTCGGTTACGGGAATCGCCTTGATTAATGCATCATAATATGCAGAACCAAGTGGGTGTGCTGGTTCGTATAAGGTGTAATCAATTTCATCATCACCTAATGCGAATTTTGTAATGTTTAATCCTTCACCGGTTGCTAATTTCTCTCTACCTTTCTTGGTAAGGATTGCATCAACGGTAATTTCGGTATTGTCTAAATAAGCCATAGTTTAATTTCCTCTTTACTTTCAGTATATAAATATAAGTATTCTATAAATTTTGTAATAATATAGTTATTCTACAATCAAAATTGGTTCTCCACTACCTCTACCACTCTCATTTACCTTCAATGTGTTCGGGTTAGTTGTAAATGTTACTACCGGCGAACCACCATCTAAAGTTGTAAGTTGGGTTTGTTTTGAACCCTTGAAATAAGAATTTTCTAATCCAGTTGTTAAATCACCAACATTTCGGTAATGTGATGCAAAGTATCCATTTAATGGTGTTGCCTCTACAATATTACCTCCACTTGGAGTTGAAGTTTCAAGTCCATCGGAACCCGTAAATGGTAAGATAGATACTTTGTTTCTATAAAAAGTTTTACTCATTATCTCTCTACCCAATGATGGGTCACTAGGACTGATGTTTTGTGGAACGAGAACTTCGTAACTCTCCTTTATATTAAATATCTTAACTCTTTCTTTTTGAACATTTCCCCACACATCTAAATAAGTTCTAATTGAATGAGAACCACTTGCCCAAACTCCGAATCCTTTTACTGTAATTGAATCTGGGTCCATTCCAACTTGTTGATATGAAGTTGCATCGTATTCTCCCATAAGAGATGCACCTAATTGAGCATCAATGTTAAATACGATTCCACCCATATTAGAACCCGAATTAACGGTCATCTCACCTGATTGGTTAGTATCATCAGTAGTTCTATAAACACCCTCGTAATCGGTTCTTTCCCCACTTAAAGAAGAAACATTAGTATCAGTAATAGTTCCATCATATTGTGGGTTTGTACCAACAAAAGAAACTTCATTTGTAGCATCAATTGTTACTTCTTTTCCTTCAAATGTAGAAACAATATTTCTTTCTTCTTCCGTATTGATTGTTACTTCAAAGTCATTTCTTTCCGCACCTGGTCTTTTCCAACCAACTTTACTTCTCTCTAAAATATGTGGTTCAATTAATAAACCTGAAGAAACTTTTGCTCTTGCAGGTACTAATGATTCTAAAGTATCAAATAATGATTTATCTATATAACGAACTAATTGAATATATTCGGTAAAGTTTAAATCAAATCTTTGGAAATAATAATTTCTTAATTTTGTCAAAGAAGAATATGAATCACTATATTCATCAGATGGGTCACCAATATAATCATCAATATTAAATTGTCCTAAAGATTTTAGGATATCCATATTGATTTCTTTGATAGGTGAGAAAAATAATCCCAATCTATCTGAATCTATTGGTGCATTATCAAATGATTTTTTAGTTGAACGAGATTTAGAATCTAAAGAAACACCTGTATCATCTCCAACGATTTCATTTCCTTCAAAATCATATTGTGTTTCAAATCTAAATTTGTTACCAACACTAAATCCAGTTTGTGGTACGGTTGCAGTTACATCTCTATCGTATGGAGTGTAGTTGTATGGGTATTCGGATATTGATTCAAATCCACTTGCAACTGATGATGTTTGGTATCCTTGTAAATATGCAGTGTTCTTAATATCAATTTCAACTCCACGATTTTTTGGATATTCAAAATCATTTCTAAATATCAAATCATGAGTAGATGCAGAAATATGATTACCATCGATTGCATCGGGTAATAAAGCGTGGTTATCAATCCTTGATTCTGATAATGCAGAATTCCATAATCTGAATTCATCTATTGAACCGATAAATGTTCCACCAATTTCTAATGTAGAACCACTCTTCCAAGAAGTAGAACCAATTGGTAAAGAAAATTCTAATGAACCGGAGTTTCTGATTCTTCCATTAAATCCTTCTTTAATATAAACTGCAAAAGTTTCGTCACTAGCATTTGTAGTTTTATTTAAAGTGATGTGATAATAATCATCATAGAATACAGGTACATAATCGGTATAACTACTTGTTTCAGAACTACTACCACTAATAGTAAATTTAATTCTGCCCAAATAATTAGAACCACTTTCGATTTCTAATCTCCATGCATCAGGAACTTCTGCAAGTAATTGGTCTTGTTTTTCAGTTGTATTAATTCGTAATTCAACCGAATTTGGATAATCTCCTTCGTGTTCTTTCCAATCAACTGATATTTTTTCTCCATTGTTGGTAAAGTTTAATGCAGCAGTTCTATCTTCAAATGTAAATTTAGTAGTACCATTTAATTGTGGGTCTTGTGGTCCACCGAATTCCATTACGGTTAATAATGAAGCAGGAATACCATAACAAGCCATTGCAGCATGTAATGCTCGTTTAGTACCTTTATGTTTATTAAGATATGGTAAGTTATTTAATAATCTTCTCCAAATCTCATGTTGTCTATCCCTACCACTCATTGATGAAGCAGTTGTTCCATCTGAGTGTTTACCAAATGCATATTCCCAAAGAGCTTGAGATTGTACACCCATATCAGCATCCCACCCAAGGGATTCTAACATATGATAAACCAAATCATCTTTAATACCAACTTCGTATTTTTGTTCAAGTTTCTTTGAATTTTGTAAACCATTAATATGTGTCCACAAAATATCAAAGTGTTGACCAATCATATTGAAGAATAAGACAAAATCCTGTCCTTCATCATCATCTTGAATGTGTGATGGTAAATTATTTACAAGATTTGATTTATTAAATTTATCATATTCTTGTGCAGATGAATGAATACTATAATACCACGAATCAACTACCGAATCACTTGATAATAAAATTTCACCTGAATCATAAGGATATGTCCACGAATCAGAATCATTTGTTGTATATTCTGATGATGAAAAATATAAGAATTTCTCAAATGCATCAAAATCATTTTTTACTTTTTGTATTTTTTCTCTATATGAACTTACTTCGTTTGTTGCAGATACTAAAGAACCGGTTAACTCTAATATGTTATCAACTTTATCATTATAAAATTCTATTAATCGAACTTTATACATAAAATTATCTACTCGTTCTGCAGCAGATGAATATTTTACAAAATTACTCCACCAATAATCAGAATCACCTTCTACTAATAATGAACCATCTTCTACTTTAGAAGTTGATACAAATTGAATATCTAAATTATCTAACGAGAATCCTGAAGATGATATGTAAGTAGATATTAAATCAGTAGATGTTGCAGAACCACTTGCTACCAAATCATCTAAGATTTGATATCCAATATCATCACCTAAACTAACACTAAAGTTTGGAGTTAATGGTGTACAATTATTAGCAATATCACCAACAATAGAAATTTGTTCAATCATTGGTACTGATTGTACTTTAGAAATCCAAACGGTTTGGTTTTCTTGTATTGATGTTGGTAATGGTTCGTATAATTTTAAAACTAAAGATTTTGGTTGATTTAGTTTCTTTTTATATGCATTTCCTTGAGAATCAAATCCCTCTTGGTATTCTGCAAAAGTTTCGGTATCAACTCCCCAAGTAGCAATTAATTTATTATCACCATCACCAAAGTGTAGATAATGAGTTAATAAGTTTGAAATTTCATCTTTAAAGAAAGATGTATCAAAGTGTCTATTGAATGCCTCTCTAATATCAGAAACAACTTTTCCTCTTTGTAATTTTAAATCACCCTTATCAAAAAGTATTTCTATTTCTTCAACGGCACCTTCAGTAGATTCATCACCTTCAATGTTTGTTGGTACTAATAATAACTTAAATCTTATTTTATCGTGTGATTCATCAAATGTTGAATTTGCTTTTCTTAAAACTTGTTCAACATTGAAAGTTGCTTGTCCTGATGGAGAAAATTGACCTAATACAAATGAATCATCTTTTTTACTAACATAAATTTTTACAAAGTTAGTATTGATTGATTGCCAAGTAATATCAAAATCAACATTAAACCCAACAAAATCTTTACCCTTAATCATTTCAGGATATGAGATATTTGTAATATCAGGACCAGGTAAGAATGATTTACTTAATACATTAATACTTGCAGATTTAATTTCTCCACTTCCATTTTTTTCAGATACTGGTTGTAAGTATAGGGTGTATTGACCTATACTTTGTAGTTCTTGTTTTGATAAAGTAAGTACTCCTGCTGCAGGTAATCTTCGTTGAGTAGTTCCAAGAGCCATTACAACATAATCTGCAAACTTGGATGCGTATTCAATACTTAATGGTTTGGAATCATTTATATTCCAAGAAAAAGAATTTGAACTAATCGCAACTAATGGTGAATCTATTGCCGGAGAAACATTATTTTTTGATGCAGTTATTGTTGCTTTTACAACACCACCTGCTAATTCTAATCTAACATCTTGGTTTCTATATGTACCACGATTTACAGTTTCTATTAAAGAAGAATATTGTTCACCAACATCTTGTCTTTCAAATAAGATATAAGTTGAATCAGTAGTAAAATCTAATGGTTCAGAAATAAACCCACTTTCAAACTCGGTTGTATATTTTATTACATTTCCTTTATAAACATCGGGTGTAATAACAATACGAGTTCCTGTTGGGGGTGGATCTCCCGATATTGGTTCAAATGAAAATTGTAAGGCTGCATTCGGAGTATCAGTAGGATTTATTGTTTGTACAACTCCTACATTTGATTTTTCTATATTAACTCTATATGATGTTGTGTAGACAGTAGTAGTTGTAGAAGATGATGACGAACCATCACCTCCACCACCTCCACCATTACCAGATGCAGCATTGTTGTATGCCGAGTTTGTTCCTGGTGTTATAGAAAGGTCTCCTCTTTGATATGTAAATTGGTCTGCCATTTATTTTCCTATTTCTGATTTTGTGTAGGTCTATCACCTACATAATTTGCATTATTACTATTTGGGTCTCCTGGATTAAATTCGTATGGATTATATCCACCACCTGAATATCCTCCACCATAGGAATTGCCTCCTCCACCACTTCCACCACTTGAATTTCCAGTACCAAGTTCGGTGGTTATAATTTGTGAAGAAAGTATATAAGTTTCTACTGATTTTGAAGAACCATTTAAAAGAGAAATTGTTTTAGAATTTAATAATTCAGTTTCAGTAAATGAAAGTGTATGTGGAGTTGTAAAACCCGAACTCACTCCATCAATTAAAATCGATGCACCTTGTGGTGATGACGATATTGAAAATGAAATAGCCCTTGTAGTTGGATTGTTAAAAACAACTGCAGGATTATACGATGAGTTAGATGATGACGAACCATTACCTCCATTACCCCCACCACCTCCACCATTACCAGCTGCTTGGTTGTTGTATGCCGAGTTTGTTCCTGGTGTTATAGAAAGGTCTCCTCTTTGATATGTAAATTGATCTGCCATTATCTCTCTTTTGTATATAAATATTTTTAAGGATATAAAATTGGTTTTATTGAACTATCTTTTACCAATAAATCGTAAATACTTTTTATAGTACCACCTATTGATTTATGGTTCATTACTATCAATCTTACACAATCCATTTTATCTCCATTATCAAATTTTTCCTGTCCTTGCCAATGATAGTAAGAATTTTCATGATTAAAAACATTTATTTTTAAATCATAATAAGTTACTATTCTATGTAACAAGTGTTCGAATACAAAATGAGAACTCAATGATTTATCTGAAATTAATTCTTCATTTCGATTAACCAAATCATTCTCGTTTTCTAAATACCACTTTCTTAATTTCATATAAGATTTTAAGAAATATTCAAGTAACCCATTTTGTTCTTTCCAATGAATTAATCCAGTAGAAAAAGAAGATTTTAAATCAGGATTCCATTCAGGAATTATTTTGTTTATTTCAAACTCATTTAAAATTTCCAAACAATCTTTTGCGTAACCACTATTTTGTATAGGAACTATTGTATCGATTGATACCATAGATTCTTTATTTATTTTTAAAGGTTTGTGTAAAAACACATCCCCATCTAATAACACAAACTCATCGGTTCTTGTTGATAAAATAAAACATTTTAAATCATCAAAAAACCTATAATCTAAATCATCAGTATTGTAAGTTTCATCTACATATTCACCCAATCTTTCAATCGCATCAGATGTTCCATACAATACAGTTTCATAACCTAAATCCTTTGCCATGTGAATTGATAAGTAAAACATATCATAAACATATGGAGAGTGTAACTGATTTTTAACTTTTTTTTGTAACCCCCAAATTAGTTTCATTTATTTTACTTTTGAGCTTCGGTAATTTTTGTTCTATATAACCATTCATTTTCTACTGCATCTTGTGGATTTGAATAATTAGCTCCACCTAAAACACCACCCGAAGATGTTGTTTTACCCAATGGTTGGTTTCCTGCAGCTCCTTCACCCGAACCTCCTCCGGTTGGAGATATTGCTCCACCTGCAAGTAAATTATCAGTAAACACAACCGGTTCGTAATCTAAAATAATATCAACCGGTTTTGATATTGCAACTGGTTGTTTTGGTGGTTCTTCAAATACCGGTTCTTCTACAACTCTTGGATAATCTCTTACATCACCACCTTCTGCAATTTTAAATGAACCTTCATAATAATTTAATGGAATTACTTGTCCATCATTGAATTTTTGAATTTGTCCACCGAACTCATTTTTATATTTTACCGATGAACCATCTTTCCAACCATACCAAGTTTTGTTAATCAAATTAGCAACAGGTTCTGGTTCTGGAATTATAACAGGTGTTTGTGATTCTGCTCTTGGATAAACACAACTTCCATCATCTTCTTGTGCAAGAGGATTATAGTTTTGAGCAGATGGGTCAGTACAACCTCTAATAATTGCTTGTTTATTTTCTAATTGAGTTGTATCGTATTTAGTACCGGCAGTAACAGTTTTTAGAATTTCTTTTGTTGCATCTAAAGTTATTTGTTCATCAAGAGTTAATATATTTTCTTCTTGAATTGCTCGTTTTGGTAAATACTTTTCAATTACTTTTATTAAAATAGAATTTATAGTTTCTATAATTTTAGATGTACTTAATTCTACATCTCGTTTTGTATTTAAAGGTTTTCCATAACTTTCTGATAGGATATCCCAATTTTTATTTTCTATATAATATTGTGCACCTTCAGTAAGTTTATCTTTTATAGTACCAATAAACAATTCCCAGTTTATAATCTTAAATTCTGCTTGAATTAATTTTACATAATTTTCACCAGTTGCAACCGTACCATTTATAGTTAAGAATGTTCTTAATACATCTTCAACTTTAATTGCCTCAATCATTGGTTTTACAAAATAAATCGTATCATCTCTAAAATTTCCATTTTGTAAGATAACATCTAATCTTTTTTGTAAATCACCTAAAACTTCTTCGTTTTCATCTTCCAACGGTAATACTCTAATTTCAGTTCTTGATGGTGCAATTTCATGTATCCAAAGTTTATCTTTTTGTACATTTTCAGAACCAACCCTTCTATTCAATAAAGTTACTTGTGTTTTAAAAATACCATTTGAATATCCTGCTTCGGTAATAAGTTTTTCAACATCTATAATATACTCATCAGCACCATTCATTTTCATGTTTGATTTGTTTTGAGTAAGTAAGAAGTATTTTCTAATGTTTTCGTTATCTAATGGAATATAACGAACCATATTACCGGCGTCACCTTGTGGTAACTGATTATCGTTTGAATCAAAAACAATAAATTCAATCATATCAGATATACCCATACCAAAGTAAGATTTACCAATTTCTCTTTCGAAAATGGTTCTATCTTTGGCATTAACCTTATACCCTTTTTTATCTACAATTTCTTTGAATCCTTTTATTGCCATGATACTTGTTTAAGTTTATTAGGAAATAACTTATATACTAAAATTGAAAACTTCTCACCAAACTTATGTAAGAACTTTCCTTTATAATTTTGTTTTGGTAAAACACCCATTTCATATGCCATGTATTCTGACCAATCTTTTACAAAATATTTGTAAACAAATTTAGAGAACGATTTAGATGTTTTTAATTTATTAACGATTGGTTGTGCCCAAATCCAATATCCATACATAACTTTAGGATTTTGTTCTAACATAATATCACCAAACTTGTCATCCATTTCATAAATGAAACTTGGCATAAATCCTTGGTTATATAATTCAGTACAAATAATTTTTTTGGAGGCTTGAGTATTTAAATTGTTTGCTGCGTTTGCAAAGTTGTTTTGGGCATCAACTAAATTATCTTGAAGTGTTGATATGGTTTCGTTGGCTCTATCCAATGCCTCTTTTGCTTGTTCTTGTAATTTTATAAAAGCTTCTTTTTCTGCAAGCAAACCTTGTAGAGATGCCTCACGAGAAACCCTCTCGATTGCTTCTTTTGTACCCTTAGATAATGCAGCTTGTAAATCCAATGTTACTGATTTTAAAGTTTCATTGGTTGAATCTCTTTCGTTTTCTGCACCTGCCTTTAATAAATTTGCCAAATCCAAATCAACATTTAATTGTTCTATTTGAATTTTAAGAGTTTCGTTTTCAGTAGTTAACAAATCTACTTCTGCTTGTAAATCCTTTATATCTAATAACGCTTGATTTAATTCAGCACGAAGGTCATCATATACGGTTTTAAGTACAACTGCAGGAGCATCTTTTTGTGGTTTACCAATTAATTCATCTACAACGGTATCAACTGCTTTAACAAGTTGTGTTTCGTTATAGACTGGTCTTTCCACATAACCAAATGTTTCACCATCAGTATCTTTGGTGGTATCAACGAAAATAGTTCCATCTTCCCCAACTTCTTGTTTTAGGGCAGATGAACCTTTTTTGATTAATTCTGATAATATAAACTCGTTATCTAATGCCATTTTACTTTTCTACTAAGAATGTTAAATCTTTATCTGAGAAATATTCTACTACTCCATCTCTATCAACCTTTATTTCAATATAGTATTCACGGTTGGTTTCCCAAGTTGTAAGATTCAGCTTAAAGAAGTTACCATTTGAATCGCAAGATACTTTTGAGTAATCACTAAATGGAATAACTATTTCATCAGTAACCACATCCTTAATTTGGTAATAGGTTGTTGATGGAAGATATTTTACATCATTATATGCATACTGATTAGTAAATGTTTTAAGAGGATATTTTTCTCTACCAAATACTCTAATTTCAGGTTTACTACCAACTTTATATTTTGTCTTTAATCTCTTGAATGTTACATGAATATCATCCGAATCAAGTTCTGTCAACGAACCAGTTTCAAATGATGAGTCATCCCATCCTATTCTAATCTTTGGTTGGTATATTGTATTTGTTTCTTTTGAAAAGAATTTTATTTGACCATAATCAATTACATCGTTTTCAAATGAAGAATTATGTTTAATTATAAATCCATTATTTGGTAATGAACCATCCAACCACAAATCCATTATATCTTTAACATCTAATTGTAAATCAGAAGATTGATAATCGTATGATTGAGATGTAACAGAAGAAGTGTACCATGTACCACCTTTACCATTATAAGAACCGGTTGAATCAGGTGAAAGTTCATCTGCAACTAACCAACTAACTCCGGTTGATTTATGATTCCAAGTTATACCATCTCCCGAAATTTCATCAAAACGAGTACCTGGCCCCATTTCCCAAGATTGAGATACTGGGTGTACATATAATGAATAAGGAATGGGTATTTCAGAGGTTTCAGTTTCTCGTAAAATCAATTCAGCAGAACTCATAATTACTTCACCAGTTACAATCGATGAAGAAAGTGGTGTTAAATTAAATTGAATAAAAGAACGGGCAACATCTTTTAAGTTTCCATAATAAGTTTTAGAAACTTCTAATATCTCATCCAAACCCGTATTCTGAGTTGGTTGTTGTAAGTAAATTGATGCATCCTTTGATGCTGTTAAAAAGTAATACATTATACAACCCTCCCTTTAATATCTCTATTAGGAAACTTAACCTCAAATACTGATGGGTCTACTGATGGATATACCATCTTTCCTCTTGTTGCTGAACTAATATTATATGAATGTTTAGAATATTCACCTAAACATTTATTTACAATCTGGCATCTTGGTACTGATTGAACACCTTCAACTCCTGCAATTAATAATTCAACCTCGGAAAGATTAATCGCCATATTAAATGTCCAATTATCTATATTAAAGTATTCTTTAAGTTCATTAATACAACGAGTTAATACTTCTCTTTTGTTATATCCACCATAAACCATAATTTCAAAATCTACACCGATGTTGATAACAAATCCATCTAAAAGATTTACACCATCGGTTAATAATCTATATTCATTCAAATAAGTTTTTAAGTTTTCTTTAACCGCACGATTTAAGAAAGATAAGTTTTTATTTGAATTGTATCCTAACACATATAAATTAATTGCGAAAGGATTGTTTTTTTCATTTAAGTTATTTTTCTTACCAACCAAGAATTTTTGAACTTCTTGTTTAATTTCATCTTCGGTAAGATTTCTATTTTTTAAATCAGTAACTAATCCAGTAAATTCTGATAATGAATCAGGATTAGCAAGAATAGATGCTGGTGAATTATTATCTAACTCACCATCGGGTGCACAATATGCTTTAGCGATTCCACCATATTTTGCTGGTAATGATAATGCTCTTACTTGGTAATCTTTACGAGTTACTGCTCTATTTTGTGAACCAAAGTTTGCCAATGCATTTTCTCTAATTTCTTCAATAGTTTCTTCACCTCTACCACCCGTTGCAGGAGTTTCGTTTTCAACCGCAACCGATGCCTTCATTTGTGAATACAATCTCAATTCTTCATTATTAAATGAAGTTATATCATCATCAAACTCAATTCTATCTACTTTTGTTAATTCACCTTTAGGAACATTTGATTGTACACCACCACCTACTAAATAAGATACAGTAAGGGTTGTATTTGATGGTGCCTGACCATAAGTTGATGTTTTCAAAAAGTTAGCAGGGTCAAATGATGACCCCAATCTATTAATAGATGAATTCAATCCCAAACCAACATTTTTAAAATTTGGTATTAAGGTTTCATCCGATGTAGATGTTCCACCTCCAAATACAATTGAAGTTGTATTATCATCGTTAATTTGTTTTACAAATCTACGAGACGTTTTAATAAGTTTCAAAACATTTGATGGTGCACCTTGTACTGATGCCAAATCATTATCGGTTTGTGTAGAAACTGGGTAATCTACATATACCATTTCTTGTGCAAGATATGGAACTTCGTACCACTTGTTTCCATTAGAATCACGAACATCAAAAATATCAATTACATCTTTGTCTGCAATTTGTATTTTAGAAAATTGTTCAGGAGAACCAAATTGAACATCTTGTGATTTTAAAGTTGCCGATATTGCTTTTACATATTTCTTAACAAGATATAAATCAGGATTTCCCTGTTCATTTTTTCTATATATAGTAATTTCTCTATCAGTATCATCATTAAAATCTAATAACTCGGTTGTTCTGAAAGGAATACCTTGTGGACCAGAAACCAACATACCTTCTTTTATTCTAAGATAATAATTTGAATCGGGTTCATAATCAGTTGAACCACCACCAGCAGAACTAATTGATGGTACTAATTGATATACTGATAAATCAACTAATGCAGGCGAAGTTACTTTTGGTTTATATCCTAAATAATTTGCAAGTGCAATTACATTTGATTTATCTTCTGCATACAACATCATTGATTCTTTCAATGAATCATCAGTATAATAAGAAAGGACATCACCTAAATATGATGCCATTTCTATGAACATCATACCGGGAGATGACTCGTTGAAATCAGAATAGGTTTTTGGGAAATAAGTTTTTGCATACTCAATTAAATTTTGTCTAAATGAAGCAAAATCTTTATTGAGATATTTTATATCCCTACCTTGGTTTGATTTCTTTGTAATTGAATTCAGTGCCATTATTTATTATCCTCGTATCGTAAATGTTATTTCTTGTGTATCTATTTGGTTTCCAACCGTGAACTGAATATTCATATTGGCAATATGTCTATCTTTCATTTCATCGGTCATTTCAATATCAATTTGTCTGATTGTTATGTATGGTAACCAATAACTCACATTTTTTGTAATAGTTTCTTCTAATTTTGTTTCAAATTCATCATCCATTTGTTCAAAAAGTAACGCCTGTAATCCAGTACCAAAATTTGGTTGCATTACTCGTTCACCTTTTTTAGTTAGTAATAGATTTTTTAAGTTGGATTTTGCTTGTTCAAATGATGAAAACGCCTGATTGAAATAACCAGTGTTACCTCGTTGAACGGGTAAAGTAATACCATAAGCGAAATCGTTAAATTCCTTGGTATCCTTAACAACTTTTCTATCTAATACATACGCCATTGTTACTTCTTAAACCTCTTTACTAATTCAGAATTATCTCTATTTAAAATTCTATCTAAACCGGGAAGACCAGTTGTTACACCAAGACCCCCTCTATTTGGAGTTGAACCCCCCATATCACCATATCCCATTTTTGCTGCCATTTGATTTCTCATTGCACCTAACCCTACTTGTGCAGTAACTGGATTATTAAATGAAATTGTTTCATCAATATCAGGTTCTGCATCCATATAATTTGGAACATAAGATTCTTGAACTGGTTGTTGTTGGAATTGGTCTAATACCGAATGAGTTCCACCTACCGGCCCTGCAACTCTTTGTTCTTTACTGAATGGTTTTGTTTGATTTAGAATCTCGTTAATAACTGGATTCTTTGTAAATGATTTTTTTGGTTGTTGTCTTTCTTGTTGTAGAACTTGGTTTGCCATTTCAAATGGGTCAACTTCTTCTACCACTTGTTTAAGTGTTGGTTGTTGTACATTTTTCAATCTACGCGAAACTTCTTCTTCTAAAATCTTAGGAAAGGTTTTAGTAAGAAATTGTTCGTGTTTTTTGGCAACTTCCGCTTCAACAATTACTTTAATAAGTTGTGCTAATTTTTTAGTATCCATTTTATATATTTTACTTTATTCTTAATATAAATATATCTTTTGTGGATTTTGGGTTGTAAATAAAAAAAGGGGAGTATAATCTCCCCTTTGTTTTATAAGTTAATCATTGTTCTGAATCTGAATGTATTTGAATCATCCCAACCTATTCTATATGTTACATTTCCCTTTGGTATATCTATTGCGATTGCAGTATTACACCATCGTATGTGGTTAAATTCTTTTTGTACCCAAACTTTAAACTTATCAAAGTTATAAACTAATCTTGGTTCTAAGGTTGGTTCTTTCTTTTCAACTTTATAGTGTAATGGAACACTCAAAACAATATGTTTATCAACTTTAAAGTTGTGTCTATAAGTAAAACGATTTTCTTTTAAATCGGTTCTATGTCTCAGTTCAAATCCCTTGTGTTGGATGGCAAGATATGATTTACCATTTGTTCTCATTTCGTATCCTATTTTATTCTGACCGAATGCTAGGTTAGTGAATAACAATAAGATACCTATCAGTAAATATTTCACTTAAAGAATAAGTTAATCATAAATACAATTGTAACTGAAACTATGATTCCTACCATTAATTTTGCAAAATCTTTTCCAATTAGTGGGAATACTTTTTTACTAAAACCTCTATGTAATGCCAATTCTCTACCGGCCAATAAACCTACGAATACAAATGTAGTACTCATTGGTAAATCATTTACTTCTTTAAAATAATATAAAATTAACGCGTAAACCAAATCAATGAGTGTAGCATTTCTTACAAACTTTGTATTTGTTTTTGATGATAATAATTTTTGAATTTTACCCCCACCTTCATAAAACATAAATCCTAATACTACAACATAGAATAAAACAATTAAAGATGTTCCTAATAAAGAATGTTCTCTTGGTAAAAATACTGCAATGTTAGCATGGTCATGTTGTAACCAAGTAATCCATAACCACCCCGTTGCACCCCATTGTGCCACGGTCCAAAACTTTGTCCATCTTTCATTATCATATTTTTTAAAATACTTTTTATCAAAGTTAGACATTAGTTTTTGAATTAAAAACCAAATTGCATATGCAGATATTGCTGCAACTCCATACCCAACAAAACTTTTCATTAACATACTCTCCATCACAAATGATGATGCGAATACTGAGAGAACTAGAAAGGAAGTTGAAACGGGAATTCCTAAACGCGTTAGGATTAAAAGTGATAGTGGTGCAAGAGCATGATACCATTGTACTTCTTGAAAAGGTATTTTATCTAATCTACCATAAGATACATCACCAGTATAATGACCATAGAAGATTACTCCTGCCATAATCAAAGAAGCAAATCCCCATTTATAATACCATTTAACTGATTGGTTAGAACTTATCCAAGTTCCAAGAGTTTGTAGAGAATCATTAGCGATAACTGCATATCCAGCTAATAAGAAACCCAAAAGTGCAAATAGTTCCATAAGTTACTTTTGTTAGTTGATACCAATAAGTAAGAAACTATTTTTTTAAAGTGAGTAGTTTTATATTATTAAATTATTAATAATTTAAGTGTATAAAGTTGGGTCTTCTTGTAATTTTTTCCAATAACCACAAAAATACTTTTTTCTATCTTCATAACCATTGTAACCACCATTAACTCGTTTGGTTACTTTCTTTAGGGTTTCAACTGAATCATCATTTGCAAAATCATTGAACTTACGAGTTTTCCAAAACCAACCCGCTGATTGAGCAACATAATCGGTTTCTACTAATAATGGGTCTGATACAATATCTTTAGAAACACTACCATTAAACTTAGTATAATTTGCCCTTCCTGTCAATTGAATATATCCCCTACCTTTATATCGAACACCATCTCCAGTTTGAGTATTACCTAAATCTTGTCTACCTTCGTATGCCTTACCACTTGCAAATTCTCTAACCCATTTAAATCCTCCACTTTCGTGTGCACATTGTGCCAAGAAATGAGCTCTTCTAATTGGAGTATCTATCCCAAATATTTTCATGGCTTCAACCAATTTTGCATTAGGAGTTGGTAGTTTAACATCACCACATCCCTCAACCTTTTCAGTTGATGTTGGTTCAGGTTCTTGTGTATCGGATGAACTTCGTTTTTTCGGCGGTATTACTTCTGAAAGATTTGATATTGATACTTTACCACTTTTTATTTGGGCACCAACACTCAAACCAATACCAATTGATTCCATACCACTATAACCAGCTTCAGATGCAAAATCTGCAGCTGCAGATTCTTCAGGTGATAATGTAGTTGCCTCTTCAAATTCTTCGGGAGTTTGTGGTTCTTCTTCACCCACTTCAGGTGGAGTTACTCCTCCTTGAGTTGGAGGTATTGTATATCCTGTCCAAGTTTTAAATCCCGGTAAGGGTAATGGAGAAGGTGCTATTAAGCCGGTTGTAACATACACACCACCAACAGTTGTTAGATGTTGTTGCATCTGTGCTATTAATTGGTCTAAAAACACTTCACTATTATCGGTTGGTCTTGCCATAATTACGCAGTTTTATTTTTTTGAGATTGAAGAGCTTGTTTTCCATTTTCATTTAATCTCCAAAGAGCAATAGTATTGAAATCAACTTTTCGTTGTTGTACTGCATTCTGAGAGAAATCACTTACCCATTTCCATCCTGTCCAAACTTGAATGTGTCCATATGGTTTTCCATCGGTATAACCCATTACAATTATATCACCAACTTGCCATTTTGATTTATCGGTTATAAAATCTTTACCAACTTTTACTTTATCATTGTAATATGTCTTACCACCAACTGAAATAGCAAAGGAACTTCTACCTCCACCAGTTGATGGATTTTTAAATGAGAACCAATCGGCATTTCCACTAATAGTTCCTAATCCTTTTACTCCGGTTAGGGCAACAACTACTGATTGAGTTCCTTGTGGACAAAGACCATGAACTCCTTTTATATAACCACTTTTTAAATTACCATAGTTAACTCTTGGATTTTTACCAAGTTTGGGTGCCCAACTTCCTGCAATTTTTAAAAGTTCATCTAAATTTTTATAACCACTTTTTAAATCAGTATCATTACCCGTTACATCAACAATGTCTTGTTCGTATAATGCATTATCAATAATTTCTGCCTTTAGATTATTCAGTTGTGTTGCCCCTGCTCTTCCCATGTCATCAGTTGCACCCGAACTTCTAATTTGTTGGTCTATTTTATTTAAATTTGGTTTTATAATTTCTTGAACTTCAGGGTCATTCTTATCCAAGGGTATTTTACTCCAATCCAATTTATCATAAGGATTGGTAGTATCTACGTCTTGTTTCGGTGGAGTTAAAGTTGTTTTATCAACTACACCCCAAGTTCCGGTATTTGTAATAAAATTTGATATTTGTGTTATGTGTACAAAAACACCAACTGGTGTAATTGATGGAAGTGGTGGTGGAAATAAATACATACTTGCACCAGACCAATATGCCTGAAATGCCTTTCCTAAATTTGTAATGATAGCATGTTCACCCGATGATTGTTGGAATGCTGTATTTAAAACTCCAATCAATACTTGTTCCATCAATTCAGTATTTCCTTTTTGAAGTTTTATACCATTAATAGAATCAAATCCACTTTTTACTAATACATCATATTCTTGTACCAATTTTTTAGCAAATTCTTCCTTAGAACCAATGTTTCTTTGATTCCTCATATAGGATAGCATATTTGATTTAAAAATATCGTATGACATGTTATTCAGTAAAGTTTTGTGTAGATAACATTTCTTTTAATCTTCTTTTCAAAGAATTAAATTCTGCCCTATTTTCAGGACCAATTGCAGTAGGACCTGAAGGTGTTTTATACACTTGTTCTACAATTAAATCAATCATTGTTTCCAATAACTCTTTTAAAGTATTTCCTCGTACCAATGGTTCGTTTCCTTTATCAGTATTTGGAGATTTCCCACTTGTATTAGTATTTAAGAAAATTTTACCACTACCCGTGTTTATAGAAACATTAGATGAATTTCTATCGGTTGTTATTTTTACATCATCACCGAAATCTAATTCTGCACCCAATCCACCATCTATTGAAAATTTACCATCTGATATAAATCCATAATCACCTTTTGAGTGAAATACCATTTGTCCTGTCTTTGCAGATAAAACTATTTTACCACTATTAATTAGTAGATGGTCATCTCCTTTTAATGGATTTGGATACGATGAAAATTTATTAGGAGTAATTGAAGTTGTTGCCGTAAATGGTATTTGATGTTCTCCACTTGATAATACAATAGTACTACCATCGTTGTTTACATCTTCTTGAGTAATATCACCTTTTTTTAATTCACCTAAATTACCTTGTCTATTTCTAATAATAATTGTTGGTGAAAAAACATTACCATCATTATTATATCCACTAAAACGAATCGATTGTCCAAATCGGGATTGAATAATTTTATCACCTTCCCAATTTTTTAATTTATTCACATCTTGTGCTTCAAAATAATCTCCTAATTTTACAGAATTTTCAGAAGATGTTGATGGTTGATTTCCTAATGGTGTACCTGTTTGGTTAGCCTCTGAATAATTTTGAGAGGATTTAGTTTTATCTTTATCCGGGTATATAAATTTTTGCCGGCCACCACTTCCTGCATTACCGGTACTTAAAAATTGTCCACCAAATCTTCTATACAATTTTGTTCCACCAATATCATATAGTTCAACTGATTCTCCTTTTAGTGGTAATTCTAAATTATAAGGGTCTAATGGTAAATAAATTGTAAGATTTTCATCGGGTGATGTAACATCACTCATTTTTCTTACAACAACCCCACCTACTTTAGATGTATCTTTTTCAGTAAACCAAGTTTGTTTATCATTTTTATTAGTAACTCTTTCACTGGTATCATCTAAAATAACATCAACAACCACTCCAACTCCTAATGATGTTGGTCTTTTATTATTATTAGTTTTTGCAAGTGCATTAGATTTTTGTATTCTGTCTGACATTATTTTTTACTTAATTTTTCTTTAAGTTCCTCCACTTCAAAAGTTAACTCATCAACCTTATGGTCTTGTTCACTCACTACTTCTTTAGCAGTTGATTCAATTTCTTTTAATAGTTGTTCCTTTTCCTCCTCGGTAAGGAATCCAGTATCACCTTCAGATTTTTGTTGTGAAGAAATGATTCGTTGTGCAATTGCAGCAAGTTTAATTAAGGCATCATCATTCTTAACTGATGTATCTACCAAATCTTTTATGATTGGACCAATAACAGCCATATCTCCGGCATGTTTAATTACCTTTTTCATCTCAGCAATTAGTTCAGAGATTCTTTGTTTTTTATTTTGTTGATTATCGTAAATATCCTTAAAAAGACCCGAAAGGTTTTTACCAGGAAATAATTCAAAGTCCGTACTCATGATTTTACCATATTATGTTGTATATAAATATAGTAAATGAAAAAACCTCACCGAAGTGAGGTTTTTAGTTATTTGAATTTTGAAATCAATTCTCTATTTTGTTCTAATCTTTTAATCAATTTTAATTGTGATTTTCTTCGTTTACCCCAAACTGTTTTTGGTGTATTGTTACTTCTACTTGTTCCCATAAACTAATTTCTCTTAATTTTTCTTTTTATACATTCCACTTTTTTGTTGGGCCTTTATAGTTTGTTTGGCCATCTTTTTACGATTTGCGGTTTTTCTTTCTCGGTTGGTCATTATTCTTCCTCCTTGATTTTACCACACTTCAAACATTCTTCTTCTCCATCACCATCAACATCACCCCAAACATGGTCACATTGTCTATGTGCAAAGTATTCATCAATAATACCATCCCCATCGAAATCAATACCATCCATAATACCATCACCATCTTCATCGATTTCTACACCAACTCTTGGTTGTGGTTCTACAACTTCTATTTCATTTACAACTGATTTTGGTGGTGGTGGTAAATCAGGTGCATCTCCACCTAATGTATTAGATAAAGAAACTCCATCTTCTTCATCCATCTTTTGTACTAACATTTTATCCTTATCAGTATCACTAAACCAGTAATCAATAATTTTACCATACGAACCAATAAAGGCACCTAACATAAGAAGTAATAATTCTTTCCATTCCTGACCTACAACTGTTTCAGTATGAATTGAAATTACAATACCCAATGTTAATAATAAAAAAGTAAATAAAACGATGGCTGTTATTAACCATCTTCGTTTCATCATTGAATATAAAAGGTCTCTAAAACCTGTGTTTTGTGGTTGTTCCATTTATGTAATCTCCTATTTTTTTTATATATAAATATAAAATAAAAAACCCCAACGATTAATTGGGGTTAGTGTTTTACATAGAATTTGAAACTATCATTTCTTGTAGTTTATTTACTTTATTTCGTAATCGATATAATTCTAATTCATCTTTATAATATTTTCTATCACCTTTTAATTTTATCCATTGCATTTCACCATTATTAAAGTATGCCTTAGTACCATTAAAATCTACCCAAGTTCCGTGAATAATATACCTATCGTTTGATTTTAAATAATATCCCGATTGGAAAACTTTACCATCTTGATACGAAGTAAATTTATATAAATTAGAATCTATTTCTTGTAATTGTTTTGTTTGACCGTAAGTTGATAATGATACAAAGAGTATCAAAATCGTAAGAATGTTTTTTATCATGATATACCCCTTTTTTTATAAGTATATCAATGTTAAGAAATTGTTACCAAATAAATGTTAAATGTTATCTCAATGTTAAATGATTTTCTTCTTCACTATATAGTTGTGTAAAACCAAAGTATCCATTTCACAATTCAAGAATGTTTTTACCGCGGTTTCAGGGTCTAATACCATTGTTTGGTCTTTTAGATTGAATGAAGTATTTAACACAATTGGATAACCATTATCTACCTCCAACTGATTAAGTAGTTTGTAGATACGAGTGTGTTGTCTATTATTAAGAGTTTGTATTCTTGCAGAACCATCAATGTGAGTAATCGCCGGTAAGTTCTTTTGATGTTCTTTCTTTACCTTAACTACTTGGTTCATATAAGGAACTAATTGTTTGTACTCAAAATACTTTAATCGTTCTTCTTCTTTTACAATTGGTGCAAAAGGTCTGAACCCTTCTCTCTTTTTAATTACACGATTAACTCGTGCCTTCATTTGAGGGTCTCTTGGATTAGCAAGAATAGAACGATTCCCAAGGGCTCGAGCACCGAACTCCATTCTACCTTCGAACCAACCAATGACATTACCATCAGTAATTTCTCTACTAATGATTGGGATAATTTGTGAGTGGTTTTTGTATTCATACCAAACATCATCTTTATATTTTTCTAAAACTTCTACTATCTCTTCGTTTGTATAAGAAGGACCTAAATAAGGATTTGTATTAACAACTCTTTTCTTATTGTTCATTTCATTATACCAATAGTATAATCCTGCACCGATTGCAGAACCAGCATCAGATGGTGCGGCTGGAATCCACAATCCTTTGAATGGAGTTAAATCTAAAATCTTACCATTTGCAGTTCCATTGTATGCACAACCCCCACTCAAACATAAATTATTAGCAGGTCTTAATGCAATTGCACGATTTAATAATTTAAAGAAATATTTTTCATAAGTTACTTGAACTGCTGCAGCAAAATCTTTATGTTCTTGGGTAAGTTCTTCTTCGGGTAATCTATTTAATAATCCAAAGTGTTCACCCAACTTTTCGTTGAACATCATATCATCTGACCAATCGTAATCAAAGAAATTCATGTTGATTTCAAATCCATTAGTTTCGGTTGGTGAAATAATATCATCAAACTTTTTTAAGTAAGTATATGGATTACCATAAGGTGCAAGACCCATAACCTTATATTCACCTTCATTGGGTTTAAATCCTAAGAATGCAGTCATTGCAGAATAAAACATTCCCAATGAATGTGGAAAATGAATTGTTTCTAATTTGATGATTCGATTTTCATCACCGTATGCAATTGCAGTAGTTTCCCACTCTCCAACTCCATCTACCGATACAATCATTGCCCGTTCGTATGGAGATGTATAATATGCGTACGCAAGATGGGAAAGATGATGTTCTGAATAAAACACGGTTGAGTTTGGAAATTGTTTTTTAATTTCTTTTTCTACCTTTTTATATTCTTGTTTATTTCTATAAATGATTTCTTGTCTATGAACTTCTCGAAAGAACCCACCTCTCTTTGTAGATTTTTCAATTCTATCTATTTTGAGTTTTGGGTTTTCATAGAAACAAACTATCTCAATATCATCTTTGGTTATTTTTTCATTTTCCAATAACCAATTAATTGTATTGGTTGGGAAGGATGAATCGTGTTTAATACCAGTGAATCTTTCTTCTTCACACGCACCAATCACTTCACCATTTTTAATTAAAGCAGCTGCAGAATCATGGTAACCAGAACTAATTCCTAAAATATAACAATCTTTAATCCTCATCATCAAATATATCGTCTTCTAAATCTAACTTAGAAGTATCAATCCAAAATGGTTTATCTTTTACCGAAAATTCACCATCTTCAAGATACTCATTTAACATTTTTTTCTGATGTTGTTTCATTACATTTACAACCTTAGTAATGTAGTGAGTTTTACAATCAGTCATTTCTCTAATAAGTAGATATAAATGTTTTTTATTAAAATTTTCTATGTATTGACTTCTACGAAAAAGTTCTAATACTGCGTCTGCAATTTGTATATCTCTTTTCTTATTAAATACGGTTGCAAGGTGTCTATCCCAATACTCTAACATTATATCTTTAAACTCTCGGAACTCACCTGCCTCTTCCATTTCATAGTAATCATTTTCGGGATTCCATGATTCTGGCATTTCTGATAATAAGGCATTTTGTTTCCATCGTTTAAAGTTACCATTATTTTTTAAAATCAAATGATTCTTTGCAATAATAGTAAAGTATGAGAATGCTCTACCCTTACCTTCTTTGTACATATGCATTTTTTCAATCATGGTGGAAACCACCTCTGTTTGAATATCTTTTTTAGGTACATCAAAGTACGAGAATTTAAATGTATTGATTACATTCTCTGCTAATTTTTCAAATGGATACTTAATTCTATCTTCATAAATCTTAGACCTTTTCATTGGGTCTTTTGTTTTATTATACTCAACGATTGCATCTTGAGCAGGAGTACCAAAATATATTTTAGATTTTGGTTTTCTTTGTTTTGTCATATTAAAGTTCTTGATTTAAATCTTCGATGATATTTTTTAGTTGTTCGAATGTTGCACCAACCTCATCATCTTTTTCAAAAACTTCACGAGTATCAATATCTTTCATTTGTTGTAATGCAGTTTCAACACGAATTCGTGTTCCTTCTACAACTTCAACAAGAGTATCTTCTAATTCTTCGTTTTGTTTTATGAGATTTCTAACGCCAATTAAAAAGGTGATGTTTAATACAACCGAAATTGCTAAAATTATATAAATAGTTAACATAAGTTTTATTTTTTTGTGGTAATGATATTAGATTTTATATTTTGTAGTAAATCTAATTCATTTTGGAATACCGTTTTTTCAAACTCGATTCTATCTCGTTCAATATGTTCTTTAACAACTTTAGTTACATAATCAGTAAATGTAATTGCTGATTGAGCAACATAACTAAATTTGTGATTGGTAATTGTAACTGCACTATCACCAATTCTTACCCAATAACCTTTTCGTTTGTTTGTAATATAAAACTTACCACTAATTGGTGCAGTTAAACATTCGGTATCGTCTTGTTCAAACAATAAATTAATAATATCAATAATCAATTGTTCGTGTTCTTGTGGTTTGTAACTTGGGAAAAACTTTTCTTTAAAGTAACTGAATAAATTTGTGTTGTCCATTTTTTTAAAATTTAGATTTTAGATTTTCTCTTTCAATAATGTTTTGTAAATTTACAATATAATTTGGGTCTTCTGCATAAGATTGAGATAAGTAGTTGAAATAATCTCTTTCGTTTTTAATCTTGTGTAAGTAAGTTGATGAATAAAATGCGTAATCATAAACTGATTCTAACCAAGTGTCATAGTATGCATGGCCATGTTGTGTACCACCTGCAGTGTTAATTCTCTGCCGTGCTTGTTTCATTCCAAAAAGATTGTTGTTTTCATTAAACATTTTGGAAGTAAAATTTCCTGTCTCTAATTTTGCCTGTGCAAGAACGATATGTGGAAATTTGAAATTTAGTTCTTTTATTCGTTGAACTAATTTGTCTTCGGTAAATTCATTGTACTTTGAAATGATTACCTCAATTTCAGATTCAGTATAATTCATTGAGTTTACTCTATTAACTTGAGAAACTGCCCCAAGTGTTAACATAATAGATGTCACAAAAATGAATTTACTTGTGTGTTTGGAAAAATTTACTTTCCTAAACTCTCTTGATTTTTTGTCATAAATGTAAATCATAATAGTTTAAATTTGTTATATTACAAAGATACGAAAAAAAACCCAAACTACCAAACTTTTATATAGTTTTTTTATGCTTCACCTCTTGGCCCTTTAAAAAGGGATAGTTTTTTATATAACTCCAAATCTTCTTTTTCTTGTTCTTCAAATTTTTTTAATTGATTTTCAACATCTTGCAGGTTTCGTTCAATTAATTTAACAAGTTTTTTTTCTGAAATTATTTCCGATTGAACTAAAATATCACATAGTGTATTTATAACCACAGTTTGTTTTAACAAACTATCGTTTAGTTTTTTTAGTATTTCTTCTTGAAGTGATATCATGTAATAGTTGTTTTAGTTCCCCCTCTGTCTCATCGGCATAAATCAAATCTCCAAAAGATTTATTAATACTCGGTTCAGTAAACCCCAACGCGGAGGCCATGCGTACGCACATAACTTTGAACTCGTGGATGGTCATATCATCCGGTACTTTGAATTCAATTTCTGAGGCTTCTCTACAATCCTCTAACAACTCATCTGTATATTTAAATATAAGTTTTGCCATAATTTAGTATTTTTATAGAATTTCTACACCAGGAATAAGAGTAGCTTTCTTATATTTCATAAATTCAGTAGAACCATTTGGTAATTTAACCATAACCATTTCGTTTCTACCATAAGTTTTTGGTGCAATATATGTTGTAGAATATCTTCTATCTGAATCAGTAATAAGTTTACCATTCAAATGGTCAATCTCATGTTGTGCACAAACACATTCCAACAATCCTTCATCGGAAAAGAATTCATTTGAATCTTTCCAAGTACTTCCTTGGTTATCGGGAGAAAATATAACAGTACCCAAGTTATCACACTCAACGGTAAATGTTTTGTGTCTAACTGTCTTTACTGGTTTTCTCATTGTTTTAGGAATAGATAAACATTGTTCTACATACGCAACGGTATCCTTTGATACTTCAACTACAACCGGATTAATCAATACAAGTGGTTCTTTAACATTGATGACACATGCACGAACATCTAAACCAAGTTGATTTGCAGATAATCCAATCCCACCATATTTTTTTAATCCCTCCAACAACTTAATTGAGATATCATCAATCTCTTCTTGGGTCATTGGTTTTGGTTGAATTTGTTTTGTAAGTTTTGAAGGATTTGTAATTAATGCCATAATATATTATTTATTTGAGTGATATGGGTTTATAAATTGTTTTTTATAATACTCATCGGTGTATTCTACTGAATCTGGAAAAATTGATTTTCGTGTTTCTTCGCTTATTAAAGTTCGTTCAGATACATCTCCACCAAGAGGTCTTTCGTAAATAGTTTTACCACCATCAGGCGATTCAAATATTTTTTTACCTTTCATTTCTTCCATTAATTTATCTTGGAATTCTCTTTCTTTCCAATATAGTTCTCTTACTTTTGCACCCAACTCCATATTGTTAGGATACATTTCTACTAATTCTTTAATTTTCATTTGTGGTAGGTATTTGATGTTGTAAATTTATTTATTAAAATCAAAAGTTAATTGTTTGCCAATTGATTTTAGTTTAGTTTCCAATCGTTCAACTTTTTCTTTATAACCTTGTTGTGTCCAACCATCGTTATAAGGGGATGTTGCTTCAATCTTTGCATTAAACAATTCCCATTCAAGTGCTTCTCGTGTTTGTGTAGTTTCCATATTACTCTGCAATGTTTAGATATTTTTGTAATAACCAAGATGATGATTGAACCTTCTCACCCAATCCCCATACTGAATCTATTCCAAATGTATTACATACATCGTTTTCGGGTGTAGTGGTTTGAGTTCTATCTCCACCATTTCCAAATGCCATATCTCCTTTTTCTAAAGGACCTCCTTTGGCTCTTACAAATCTATATCGTGAATGTTCAATAAAATCAATTGCAGTTTCATCATTATGCATTTTAGGATTCATTATATAAACATAATCTACTCCTTTAAGATTTTCCATAATGAATTTTCTTTCTTGAGCATCCATAAAAGATTTACCTTTCTTTCTTCTCAACCAAGCATCATTATTTAATCCAATCCAAACTTCTTCTGCAAGTTCTTTTGCATTATTGATACACTCGATGTGGCCTTTATGAACAGGGTCAAAACCACCACTAATTAAAATTACTTTATATTTTTTCATAGGTTTTCAAATTATATTATACAAATATACGAAATTATTTTCTAAAAACAAAATTTTCTTTCCAAGTTTTTGGATCTATTTGATGGTTTGGGAAATTGGAATTGTGAATTTCAATGTATTTTTTATGTGTTTTAGAACTCCCCAATTGTTCAAAGAATACAATATTGTTTTTATTTAATGAATCAAATAAATCTTCTGCAAATGGTCTTACCAATAAAGTTTGGATGGAAAGTTCTTCCCAAATAATATTATTTTTAAGTAACACATTACCAATTGGGAAATGTGATTGTTGTTCATTATTTCCATCAAATAAATTTACAAACTTTTTTAAGGGTTTAAAAGGGCCGCCTAAATAATAATCGTTTATCCAAAGTTTATCAATTTCCTTAGTACCAGCCGAACTTATATAAAGTTTATCAGATTCCCATACTTGTTCTAAAATAACATGCCAATCACTTATCATATCACATCTATGTAATAATACTTTATCATATTCATCTTCATTTTCAATTGAATTTAAAGCATTCATCCAATGATACCACATTCTAAAATTATGTGTTTTGTCATCTCCCCAAGTATCCTTTACAAGTAATAATTTTGCATGGGGTATTAATTCTTTTACTAAATTTATTTTTTGACTAGGTACATTTTTTTTAGTTCTATATGAATTTTCCCATGTAGAAATTAAAACATCAACCTTATCTAAGTGATATAGTTGTTGTGGTATAACTGAGAATGTTCTAAATTCTCCAAAAAATATTAATAAAGTTTTTTTACTTCCAGTTGAATTCATTGCCAAAGTGCCCCCATTGTGATGTTTGTGAAAATATTGGTTTTTTTAAATCTAAATATTCTATTATTCCGTTTGGTGATAAATCATAACCTTCAACTTTTTGAAACCAAAGTCCGGTTTCGGTATTTATACCATCCTTATTTCCTTTGATTGCTGCTTGTACCGGTTGGTCATATCCAATAGCATATGATAATTCCACCATAGCATATTTTAAATCGTGTTTTTTTAAAGTATCTACTGCAATTTTACGGGCCATGTATGCGGCACTTCTATCTACTTTTGTTGCATCTTTTCCACTAAACGCACCACCACCAATTGGAATACGAGGTCCATAAGAATCTACTGCAAGTTTTCTACCAGTCAAACCTGCATCGGCATCAAACCCACCCATGTTCCAATCTCCGGCCGGGTTACATAATGTTTTTGATACTTGTAAATCTATATTAGTTATGGTTTGATTTTTAAAAAATTCAGTTATTAATTCTTGTAAATGTGTTGCCTTTGCATTTTGAAAAGATGAAACAACGGTTGTATCACTTCCATTAATTGTTACTTGAGTTTTACCATCGTATGGATAATACTGATAAATAAATTTATTTAAACTTCTTGCAAGCTCATATTCAAACGGCATTAGTGTTGGTGTTTCGGCACATGCATAACCAATCATAATTCCCTGGTCTCCTGCACCACCGATATCAACTCCTTGTGCAATTTCGGGTGATTGTTTAGATAAGTGAATAGTTACATCTTCTACTCCACTTATTTCTTTAACCACTTCAATAATCTCATCATTGGAAACATTTCCTTGTGAGGTAACTTCACCGGTAATCCACACCTTACCATGTCCTCCCATTGTTTCAATTGCACATCGTGAGTTAGGGTCTTGTTCTAAAAATTTGTCTAATAGAGTATCTGATATTCTATCACACATTTTGTCTGGATGTTTCGGTGAAACAAATTCTGCTGTTCTCATGTATAAAAAATTAAATTACAAATTTTGTTGCCTCTTCTATTTCATCGAGTAATCCTTCACTCAATGGTTGTCTAAAATAAAAATCCATGTGAATCATTTTTTTAGCAAGGGCAAGGTTAATATTATATTCCGATGCGTGTTCTGGAAATGGTGCGTATTCATACAAAAATCCTATATCAGTTTTGTAATGTGCAAGATAATTGTATAATAAACATTGTTCATAAAATTGAACGGTAGTTGTTTGTTTATCTAACTCATCTTTCATTATATCCAATATCTTGTTGTAAATATTTTTTACCAAGAATGGGTTTTTAACTGCCACAAAAGAATTGTTTGGAAATGTTAACCAATCTAAAGGAATATCAATTTTATCCCTCATGTGTTGATATGGTTCTAAATAATAACGATTGATGTATTCTTTACCGCCAATTACTTCGGGTTCACCTTCTTTATAACCATAGGTTATAGTATGAGGTGTTTGAATGTTTTCAAATAAAAGAGTATCGAAATCTAAAATAACATATGGTTCGTTTTGTGCTTGCATTGCGTAAATCTTTGCAAGACCGTATGAATGTTCATTTACTCCCTTTAGTTCGGGTAAATATACTACCTCATCAAATTCAATCCCATATTCCCTAAACTTCTTTTCAGTTTTTCTATCAGTATAAAATGCAACATCCTTATAATGTCTTTTTGCAAATTTAACTGATAACTTTGCTAATTTAAAGAACAAATCAGATTGACCTTTCCAATAATTATCAATAATAGTATAACTATATATAGCTCTTGTAATCATATTTTACATAGTTGAATTTCTAACATCCCACATAAAATTTCTCAATTGTGTCAATTGATAAATCATTTTTTCTGGTTCAACCGTTCCTTTTTTAATTTGAACGATTAAATCATCGATTGATGCAACACCTATATTAAGAGCATCTTCTCTTGAATTTAAAAAGTTATCCGATACTCGATGTTTTTTTGCAATTTCTTGTAAGTTCATAATTTCTATTTTTTAATTGTTTCTAATCGTAATATTTCTTCTTTAATTTTAATGTTATATGGATTCCAAGTTATATTATCCAATAACCATTTTCTATAATAAGGTGGTATAGATGCAACTGGTTTGTTTTTATATTTACCAAATGTCATATATACCTTTTGTATTTCTCCTTCTTCGTTTACTTGTTCTGCAAGATTTACTCCACCCTCCAAGTGTAATCCTATCTCGTGAATAGGTACGCCGGTAATCTTCTTCTTATTCTCTCCATAGAGTTCCCATGTTCCATCTTCATCCTCTTTGTAGTACAAATCCTCTACCTTACCAAATCTATCCACAGAGCCCACGAAATCAACTACAATACAATCTTTCTTATTATTGTGGATACGAGTACCCCTTCCAACAAACTGATACCACCATGAGATTGATGCAGTTGGTCTACCACTAATTAAACAATCCAATTCGGGATAGTCAAATCCTACGGTTAGAACATTTACTTGTACGATAACTCTGATTTGTTGATTTCTAAATTCCTCAATGATTCTATCTCGTTCATCTTTTGGAGTTCCACCATGAACTACTGCTGCTTGTGGAATCTTTCTTGCAAGATTGGTTGCTTGTTCTATGGTTGGTACGGCAACAAGAATAGATTTTCTATCATGAAGTTCGTGTACCTTTTTAACAATCTTATCACCAATGTTTTGATTCTCATAAGCACGGGCAATAGAATCGGATGTGTATTCTGCTCCACTTGAATTATAAACAAGAGCACCAGTATCAAAATCATAGGATTGGTAAACAAGAGGAGTCCAATATCCTAACTTGACAATATCTTGAATTTGGGAAACATGAAGGATGTGTTTAAAGAATGCACCTTTACTTGAACGATTGGTTAACATAACCAATTTTGAGTAAGGGCCAGTATCACCCATGTTAGATTGAAGTTTCAATGGAGTTGCAGTTAATCCAAGAATATGAGTTGCTTTCATAGCATCTATAAACCTTCTTAACTGACCTGATTTTTCTCGTGGGTATCTATCACACTCATCTATGATAATTTTAGTTACACCCATTTCTCTGAACTTGTGTGCAATGTTAATGATAGAACCGATGGTTGCATAAGTAACATCACCCAATTCTTTACTTCCCATTGAAGCAGAATAGATTGATGCAGAACCACCAAAGAAAATAAATTTATTATAGTTTTGTTCTAATAATTCTTTTGATGGTTGGAGTACGATAACCTTTTCACCTATACCTTTTGCTATATGTGCAATAACAATCGATTTACCGAATGCAGTAGGTGCAACGATAATCGATGGTGCCATTTTTGGTAATTTAAAAAATTCAATACCAATGGTAACTGGTTCAACTTGGTTTTCTCGTAACTTCACAATTTATATTTAGTTCGGTACTTTTGTTCAAAAGACCTCCCAATTCCAATCTCTAATATTTCGTGTTCATTTGGTATTAAGGGTTTTCTTTTATTCGAATCAATAATATCATCAACCCTTGTATTAGTAAATATTTCAATTTGTATTTTTGAGTTTTTTCTCGGACCTCTATGAACAACTACTACATCGAGCATTCGATTCATATTACTCATACTATAATGTTAAGTTATATAATAGTAGTCCAATCATTATAATAACTAACCCTCCGAATGCATATGCAGCAAGCATCTCATTTGATTCTTGTTGTCTTTTACTTCTACCTTGACGGTATTTTATATCTTCTTGATTCATAACTTATTATTTTAAAAATGGTAATATTGCTAATTCTTTGGCCTTGGCCTCTACCATAATATCAACATCAATACCGTATGTGTTTGGTAACTCATTGATATAATCAGAATGTGCCTGGTCTTTTAGTTTTGAATTGTTCTCATGTAAAGATTTAGATTCTGAATAATGAACAATTGGTTTGATACCTTGTGGCCAAGTACTTACGGCCAACGATAGGGCCTGTTCTTCGGTGAGTCCCCCCGTCTGAAACTTATGATGGTGGTAATCAAAAACAATAGGTATGCCAATTTTCTCATGGATATACATTAAATCTTTTACACTATACATAGTGGCCTTATCATCATTCTCAACGGTCAATCGTGATTTTACTGAATCGGATAATCGTTGGAAGTTTTCACAAAATCTATCCATGGCAGAAATCTTATCACCATACACACCATTACAATGAATGTTAATCTTGTTGTAAGGAGTACGAGATAAACCTAACATATCAAATATCTTACCATGAATCTCTAAATCAGTAATTGTGTTTTGTACTACTTTCTCGTTGGGAGATACAAGTACATTGAAAGGACCAGGATGACAGGTAATACGAATACCATGTTTCTTGGCAAAGATACCACATGCTTGTAATACGGTCTCAATTCGTTTGTAGTATGGAGAATTTTCTATACCATACTCGGATGCCCAAGGGAACATATCAGATGATAAACGAAATACTTTGATATTGTTCTGAACATTCCATTCTAATATCTTGAATAAATCTAATGAGTTTTGTAATCCTAACTCACCTGCGTATTCAATACCTTTCTCGTTAAAGGTTTTCTTAACCATAGAACGATTGGTAGTAACCTTGGGTTTTTGAGAACCAAGAGTCATATTAATACATGCATAACCTAAATTCATAATTGTGTAGTTTTAAATTTTATACTACAAATATACAAAAAATATTTCACATTACCAAATTTTAAAGAGAAAAACTTTCACCACATCCACAAGTTCTACTTGCATTAGGATTCACCCACTCAAATCCTTTACCGTTTAATCCGGTTGAATATGTTAATTCAGTACCGGCAAGATAAAGAACCGATTTATAATCTATGAGTACTTTTAATCCATCTCCTACTTCCACAACTTCATCGTATTCGGTTTTGCTATCATCAAAATCCATTACATATGAAAGACCAGAACACCCTCCACCCTTTACACCAACTCTCAAATAATGAGTATCGGGAGTTATACCTTCTTCCATCATCAATCCAATAAGATGATTTAGTGCTGTTCTTGAAACTGTTACCATTTAATAAGTTTTTGAATTAAAATCAGTTGGGTATTTTTGTTGTTTTTTATATTCCTCTACTGCACTTTGATTTCCACCTTGGAACTTAATCCAATAATCAATTGCCTTTCTATCATTAATCCATCTTTCAGATTTTTTCCAATCAAACCAAGGATGTAAGAAATATGGTTTACCCTCAAATGGCGATTTCCATCCACCATTTTCATATGCAATTCTTAATTCTTCTTCGGATATTTTACCGTCTCCATCTAAATCCATTGCTCGTTCTTCATCTGAAATGATTCCATCACCATCTACATCTAAACCACTTTCATCTAAAGTATCTAACCCATCATTAAGAGTCACATCCCAATCATCGTACAACCCATCTTCCTCATCGGCCTTCATCATTTCTACAAGAAGTTCTCGTTGGGTTTCTTTATCTGGTTCTTCACCATAGAGTTCTCTCTTTTGAACAACTTTCTTTTTATCCTCCTCACCTTTATCAACTTTCATTGCGTTGTTAAATGCAACTACAAGTGCAACGGCAAGTGGGTCAAACACAAATATGATAATAAGAATAAACCAGTTGATGATTACATCCATTGGTTTACCTAACAACCCACTCAAGTATTCTAATGGTCCTAATTCAGAACCAACCTCGGTGTTTGTATCTATTTGTAGAATTTGTAATTGAATTGATTGTAAGGAATCAGCAGCAACCTGTCTTTTAGATTGTACTTCCTTTCTATTCTTTTCTTCTTCAGTAATACGAGATTGTGCAGCTCTAAGTTCTGCAGTTGATACCGTGTTTCTTATATTACCATCTGAATCTTTATATTGTATTTGTTGTGATTTAGCAGATGATAGAGTAGAAATGTTTTCTGAGATTCTTTCCAACTCTTTATCATAACGAGTTACATCACTTTCCCAAAACTTTTCTTTTTGTTGTAGGAATACTTTTTCTTTAGATGTTACCGAATAAGTTTTGAATGTATCTTGGAATGCAGAAGTTAAGAATCCATAGATACCTAATGATGTTATTAATACTAACACCAAGGTTGCACCCAATAGATACATTCGGAATCCTTTGTTAATTTTTTCCCAATAGTTATAAAGATAACCCGCAACAATAAGTTTGGCCAATTCTAAAGAAGAGGCCATTAATATTACAGAAAGGGAAGCACCAGCAAATAATTTAGCCAAACCAGTTACCGAAAAGAATGCGGCATTGAATGCGATAAATAATGCTGATAACCCTAATAATAGAGTTCTTAATTTCATTTTATGATATATCCACTATCTCTTGGATATTCTCCAGTCCTCGTAGAATTTCTCGTAAATACTTTTCGGCAATTTGTGGGTCAGATGGTCTTTCACCATTCATCATTCCAAGTAAAACTTTGGTTCTACTTTCCAATGAACTAATTGTATCACCTACTCGTTGTTTGTAAACATCTTTCATAATTATAGAGTTTGTTATATGAATATAAATATTAAAGTATAAAAAAAGGGTGGTTTTTATCCCACCCTTCAAAAAATACAAGTTGAAAAAATTAATAAGAGATTCTGAGAGTTTTACTTTTTCTTTCGATTTTTTTATCAATTAACAAAGTTAATAAACCGTTTTCAAATTTGGCATCTGTCTTAGTTCCATCATAATCAGTACCAACGGTTAGAGTTAAATTAACATCTTTAACAAAACGAGAAGTACCTTCTCCCTTTGTTGCTTTGATTGTGATTTCATCTTCGGTTGCTTCCAAGGTAATATCCTTTGGATTATGACCAAGAGTGTTAATAGTTACTTTTTGTTTTCCATCCTCTTGAACTTCCACTTCAAATGAATTGTAGTTTGAAAATCTACGAGTAGGGGTTGTAAATGAATCTTTTGCTAGTTCATTAAATAATCTGTCAAAAGTTGTTAATGTGTACATAGTTTTTTCCTTTTTTTAGTTAAACATTTATACTATAAGTTACAATTTATATACCACTCGATATTTTATGACATTATGTCAGTATTTTTTAAATACCAATGACAAATTGTCATTATTCATATATTTCTCTCTTGGTTAATGCCCTATAAAGAATTTCTATTTCTTCTTCTGATTGACAAAATCCCAATCCCAATGATTCTTCTAACTCAACAAAGTATTGACCTTTGGGTAATCCTATTTGTTTGTATTCATCGTTACAATTAGAAATAAGTTTTAAACAATCCTCATCGGGGTTATCTTTAGGGAGTGGTAACATATAGTAATAATATACATATGTTTCACCTTCCTCATCCTCATCTTCTTCTATTTCTTCTACCTTAAACCAACCTTGTTTTTCAAAGGTATCTTCGGTGATAGGAGTTTCGGGAAATTCTATAATATCTTCATTAATCATTCTAAAACTATTTTAATTGTTTGTCTGATATTCCATTCATTAACCTTACAATCAACCACCAATGTATCAGTTCTCATACTATAAATTGGTGCGATGACTGTATTGATTTCACCATCAGTACCAACATACGATGCCGTATTAATTGTTGGAACTAACACATCTTTCCAATTTGTTAATGGGGGTAAATTTACATAAGTAAGTTCACCAGTAAAATAATTGATATAGGTTTTAGTTATTTCTGCAACAACTTGTCCCTTTAATAACCACCAATATAAATTACTTTCCCATTCTACTTTAGTTGGTTCGTATGTGTTAGAAACTCTACCAGTAATACGATGTATTGTTTGATTAGAAGTTGGGTTTAGTTTTAAGTGGTAGTACCCATTATTATCCATAGGTAACCTACCATCCAATTCTAATCTAAGTTCTGATTGTAAAGGTAATAACTCTTCTTTCTCACAAGAAGTTAAAAAGAGTATTACAATAAGTAATCTAAAATACTTTCCCATGTTGGATATTTTCCAGTTTTACCATTTTCGTAATTTACTCCGAACTGAAGTAATTCACCTTTGAACTCACCGGCACCATTCTTAGTTCTATCATCAATTAGGTAATCACCCAACAACAAATCCTTTCGGTGAGTAATGAACATTTTCTTGTGGAATAGATTTCCAAAGTAATCTTCAATCCAAAATCTCTTATCCATTGCTGCCATCGGGTTTCCCCATGGTGCAGCAGTTGCAATAAACAATTCATACTTACCACTCTCATGTAGTTTTTTGATGGCCTCTATCGCTCCCTCCATTGGTGGAGCGTTTCGGAACAAACCTTGAATGTGGTCGGGGTGTGATTTATATCGTTCTACTAAGTGTGGGTGTTGTGTGAAGAAGTTTTCTATGGCCTTACCGAAGTTCACAATAACTCCATCCATATCGATGTAAACAATTTTTTTAGTCATTTTCTTTTCTTTATCTCTTATTACATAGTAAATATACGAAATTATTTTCTATTTTCCAAATGTAATCATAGTTTTTTTCCAAACTCCATTAACTTTTTTTAGTGCATTGTAGTTTCCATTATGATAATTTTCTGCAACAATTTCATCTTGACCATCTCCATCTAAATCATCAAATTTAAATAGTGTCCATCCTTGAAAATCTTTTTCACCATTTATATAATTACCATCTAATGATTCTTTAAATATCTCCTCATCTTTGGTGAATGATAAGTTTGTGTTATAATACAAAGTAAGTTTGGTTTTTAAATATTGTGGGTCTTGTGAACCATCGGGCAATCCACCAACAAATGCTAACTCAACTAAATCCAAGTCACCATCTGAATCAATATCAATTATTTCAAAATCTTGAACATCGGTAAAAGATGGTTTTGGTAAGTAAACAACTCGATTTGAATTATCAAATTTGCCTTGATTATTTAATACAATTGCAGCTCGTTCATCATGAGGACCTCTCAATATCAAATCATTCCAGCCATCCTTATCCATATCAACAATTTCATAAGTAAGTATATCTCTAACAAACGGTAGGTTATTCATTTCTATTGTTTTTGTAAAGTTTCCTTTACCATCACCGTACCAAATAAATGTAGCCGTAATTACATCAACAAACCCATCACCATTTAAATCTCCTGCGGCTCCATTATAGAACCAATAATCAGTTGGATTCGGAATTGTTTTTATATCAAATTTACCATTTGAATTTCCAATCAATACCGTAAAATTACCACCGTATGGTCTTTCGATAATACCCAATACAATATAATCTGTAATCCCATCATTATTTATATCAGTTTTTAAAATCTTATATGCATGGATTCCATCAGTTGATTGATTGAAGTATTCGGTTGTACTTGTAAAATGAAAATTATCTCCCTTATTTATATACCAAGCTAACTTAACATCTCCATCATTTATGTGATATGTCATTAATATATCTTGGTGTCCATCATTATTAATATCTGCATATGCATGTCCATTACCATAATATCCTTGAGTTGTTCGTTCTCGGTTATCGATGATTGGGTTATAATCATAAAAATCATTTGACCAACTGAAGAACATACCACTGCGTTGATTTAAATAAGATTCTTTATGAAGTGGGTATGGTTTTGAATTTGTTGTGGAAGTTGTTGGTGGTAAATTTATTTTAGTGGTATCTTTTTGTATCAATTCCATTTGTTCTTCCATCTCAAGGAAGATTTCATCTTTTGAACAAGAAGCAAGTAATAAAATACTTGCAATAAATAATAATTTTTTCATTCTTTTAAATTTTAATTTTCGTATCGTTTAAATCCATGTATGATTGTTCTTCCCGAAGGATTATCAATCCCTTCTAATTGGGATTCTCTTTGGGTAATCATAACTTTTGTTAAATCTAATAGTTCTTTGTCCTCTACTTTTTTCAACCAATCGGTAAACAAGTAGGTCAGTAATTTACTTTTAATTGCGTTTATCATATTAAGTGTTTTAAAGTTTACATACAAATATAAGAAAAAAATTTGAATCTACCAAATTTTTTATCTATAAAGTGTTACAAATGAACCGAAGTTCTTATCAAATGTTTTGATTAGATTTTCATAATCACCACTTCTCATATTTCTGAGGATGATTTCTATCTCATCGGAATCCAACCCAAGTTGTCTACCAAGTTTACTTGCCGTTCCTAATAGGAAGAAGGCGTTACCTTGAGGTCCTGTCAAATCAATCTCAATTCCTTTTGTTTGTTCTTTCTTTAGTATCATATTTTCAATCTTTATTACATAGTAAATATACAAAAAAAAGTCGAGATTACCAAATATTTTATGAAGTATTTTAAAAAAAAAATAACTCATTGGTTATCAATGAGTTATATATTATTAATGAATCTTACTAAGAAAATGATTTTCCAAGATATCAATCATTCTATTGCTTTTTATTAAATTTTCATAGTTCCACTCACAACTTCTTTTTATATTATCGTGGTTGTATATAAATGATAATTTAATAGCAGCATTAATAACCGAATCAATATCGGTACAATCATATTCACCAATCAAATCATCAAAAGTGGTAAAACCAAAATTTTGTAATTGGTTTAAATGCATTTTTGTACCATATATAACAAATGGTCTTTTTAAATAAATTGGTTTAATTGTTTTTTCGGTAATGTGAGTTGGTGAATCGCCATGATTCGTTTCAATTACAATATTAACTTTTGAATCATAATACCATTTTGGATTTATTGTGTAAAGATGTTGGTCTGCCGTATCTAATTCTGCACCATACATCACATCATCTTCTAATTGTATTGATTGAAAGTTATCAACATCAATATTCAACTCCTTAACCAAAGATGAATTTCGCATCAAATTTGGATTTGTTTTATTTGCAACCAACGATAAATTAGTATAAGATAATAAACCTCGTTCTGATAATCTATTTACAAAATTAAACTTATGTATATGGACTCTTCTATTTAAGCAAAGAAAATCTTTTGTAGGTGTAATATCATTATATTCTGATAAATTTGTAATATATTCTTTCATTTTAAGTGGTGTTGCTAAAATAAAATGAGGAAAATATAAATGTTTTATTTGGTGATATCCATATTGAATAGTTCTTGGTTTAGAGGATGCATTTGTTACTAAAAAAAATCTATTAAAATTTAAATTTATATTTTTTAATTTATTTAAAAATATTATTCGTTCTTCATCTATAAAGTCATTAGCCTCGGTAGAATAATCTGCCAAAAAATAAAATCCTAATTTATTTAAGTCATCTAATAAATTTAAAAAACTATCCGTATTTGTTTTGTGTTCTAAATTTATAGATACACTCGTTTCCCAAAAAAATATTATAATATTTTTATCTTTAGGATTCACATAATCCTTATTAAATTCTTGAAACGAAATATTACAATACGTTTCTATCAATCCCTGTATTCCCGTACCACCTATTAGTGGGTGATACCAAAATTTAATTCCACTTATCATATAACACTTTTTATAGGTTTTACAAATTCTTGTAGATTACTCCATGCAGTATCTCTTGGTAAAACTTTGTTTAATTCTTTTAAAAACTCTTTATGTTCTGGGTGGGTTGGTTTCCACACTTGATGATATAATAATTCATCTTCAGTAAAGGTATCCCAATCAGTAATTTTACTATAAAATATATTTCCTTTAATGCCAAATATAGAAATCATAATATCGTGAAAATCTTTCATTTCTTTGTAGTTATGTTTTTGAACAACGAACGATAGTTTAACCGATTTTAATGCTGGAATGGTTTCTATAAATTTTAAATTATCAATCAACTCATCCCATTTACCTCCCAATCTTACTTTATTTTCGTAAGTATCCTTAGTAGCAGCATCAATAGATATTTCACAACTCTTTACATATTTGTGAATGTTTGACATCGAATCCCACATTTTTTTATTCCATCGAGTTGCATTTGTATGAAGATGTATTTTTTCTAGTTTTGGCCACTTCTCTCTATCAAACTCTCGTAAAAAATCTCTAAAACCAACTGATATAAATGGGTCACCCGTGCCGGTTATATATATGGTTCTAACTTCATGACCAAAATCATTTTGAATATCAATGATATTTTGTTTAACGAATTTTATTTCATCACTATTGGCCATTATTAAACGAACTCTACACGATGGACATTTTAAGTTACAACTATCATCAAATGAGAATTGTACAATTCTTGGTGAATTTAATTTATTAGATTTATGTTTTTCAATTAACTCCACTAATGTAGTTGGTAAATTATCTTTATGGTATATAGGTTCAACCTTACCAACATTACCAAAAGATTTTATTTGATTTAAATATGGACATATTTTAGAATCACAATATCGATAACTACCATCTAAGATGGATTCTCTAATATCATACGCTTCATTTGAATTCCAAGCGTCATATGGAGTTGAATTTTCGGGTAGATTATTTCGTAACCACCCATCACAACATAAGAATCTTTTTGATTTTCTTACTTCTATTGAAGAGAATGGAACTGCACATATATAATTTTTTAAATCTTTGCTTTCCATTATATTATATTAGTTTTGTCAATTAAATCAGTTCTTAATCTATCTTTACTTTTTTCATCAAAAAAATCTTCATAATATTGAATTGGTGTTTGTAATACATCAGATAATATTTGTAAATCATTTTTCATCTGTATTAGCAATTTTTTTGAATCGTTTATAACTTTATCCGAAGGGGCTTTGTACTTGTATGGTTTTGTCGAATCATATCCTAATGGAATATTATGATAAATATATGTATATGACTCAAGGTGTTCTTTAAAATTTTTTCTACTTAATAATATTATCTCATCAAAATCTTTAGATAGTTGTATATTATTTGGGTGTTGAAATATTATTGTTTTTAATACAATATTATCTTGCCCATCATATAAAAATCTACCACTGCCATCAAACGGTTCGAATAATGGAATTAGTTTTTTTTCTTTTGCTATTTTATACAATAAAGAAGTTGAACCAGTTCTAGGTAAACCAATTATCAAAATCCTCATATTAATGTTTTATTTTCGGTTTGTCTTGTTGTAGATTTAATTGTTATATCAGAAATTTCAATGTTATAATCCAACTCAATGATAAAATTTAAAATTTTAAATAAATCCTCAAATTTTAGTTTATTATAATCACCTCCAAACATTTTGTTATTTTCCAATGTACTTGGATTAAAATTTATTATTCTAACTTTTTTATATGGGTTTGCTATATTTAATGTTTGTGATAAATTTATTAAATGTTTTTTATTAGAAACATACAAAGGACTAAAGCACCCGTCTTCGTGTATTGCAGAAGTTCCAAAGTTTATTATTGTTTTTTCTAAATTTTTCCATTTCTCAAATAACTCATAAAATACCAAAGATTGTTTTACATCTTTGCTATAAGCATGATTTAAAAACATATCACATGATTCTATCTTTGATATTATAACATCAATATCTTCTCTTAAATCTATTTTTATTATATCATTGTGTTGTCCCCATGCAATTGATGCATAGTTACCAAACCCATCCGATGTACCTGATATTGCTATTCTCATAATAACTTAGAGTTTGCTATATTTAAATGATATTTGTTTAAGAATAATATAAGTGACCATCGTTCACCTTTTGTTATCTTTTTTACTTCATGTTCTCTATCACTTCTCATCGTGTAAATAGTACCAACAACTTTTGGAAGTATTTCATCTGGATTATATGCAATAAATTCACCACCTTCATATTCATCGTTTAAGCAAACACCAATATTTAAAAGTTGGTCTGGATGATTTGTTGAATCATTATGTCTGGCAAATTCATTCCCAGTCAAATAACGATGTAAATAAATCTCTGGCATTTCGTATAGTTTATTATTGGGATATTCTGTTTTCAAAAAATCAGATAATCTATTAAAAATCCATTGAGTGGTTGAATCTCTAACTACAACATGATAATAATAATTAAAATCCTGTCTTTTAAATAAATTCGAAGAATGTGTTGATTTAAATATATTAGATAAATTTATTATTTCGGCACATTCGTTTTTTGTAAATGAAATCATAATATTTTTTTATTATCATATAATTTTAAATATTTAAAATTAGTATTTGTCATCCAAATGTTTAAGGCACACCTAATACCATTTACAACTGGCATTACCCCATGATATATTTTACTACCATCAAACGATATTGATTGTCCAATTTTTAATTCATACTTTTCAGAATCAGTTTGTTTATGTGTTTCGGATAACATGAATCTCCCATCTGTAAAATTATCATTTAAAACTATAACAGTTGTCAATTGTGAAGTTGAATCTAAATGTAAATCCAATCTCCTACCTTCATAATATTTAGTTATACTGATGTTGACATCTTTGATTTCAAACTCTTCCAATGGAAACCATAATTTGAATTTATTATCATCATAGTTTTTTATAAATCTATCAATGATTAATTTGTTAAAATCAACATCTGCTATTCTTTTACAATCCCACACTTCGGTTGGATTATAATTAAATTTTTTACCAACTCTATCTGCGTATTCAATAATTGAATTACATTCTTCTTTTTCAAAAAAATTATTTATCGAATAATTCATAATATTTTTTTCTCCGTAGTATCAGTTTTAAAATCAACAATTGGTTCGTTTACTTCTAACAAATCATGTAATTTTTTATACACATCATAACAACCAACTGGGCCGGGATGAAAATCTATCTCCTCACCAACTCCCTCATCCCAATTAGAAGTAGTCTGAATTAAAGTAACGAAGTCTGAAGTGCCTAAATAGAATTGTTCACTCCAAGTAACAAAGACTGGTTTATATAAATTTAACCATTTTTTTAAATTTTTTATAAAATTTATGTCATTTTGTCTAATACCGTTTACCCAATTATCACCCTCAACTAATCTTAACTGGTCTAATTTTTTGGCAAAATGCTTATCCTTAAAAAAATTTGGTGATTTATATGGGTTATCTATAAAAGTAGAATGTCTTTCACCATAGTATCTTCTAGGTAATCTACCTGCATCTGTAAAATATATAACAATTCTATCACCCTCGATGTAATCACCTAAATTTCCTAACTGAAATAATATAGAATAATTATCAGCTCCCAATTTACCGAACTTAATAACTTCATAATGGTTTTCTAAATAATGAGTCCAATGAAATTTAGGTAAGTGCCAATCAACAAAAGAATCACCAAAACAAAATAATCGAGGTTTCATAACTACTATTTTTTTAATTTTTTTTCCACCACCCAAATTGAAATTTTTTTTCATCAAGATTAGTATGTGTGGTATCCATATTAAATGGTTCTGCTATAACATGATATTTTTGATTACCAAAAGCATTTGATAATGATATTGTTCCACATCTACCTATCCCCACTAACAAAATTTTCACAGTAAAGATTGTTTTTTATTAAACATGATAACCAATACTCTTCGTTGTCCTGACTCTACCGATGTCACAGAATGTATGTGTGTATGACCGTTGAATGAAATATATTGACCTTTTTTTGTTAAATTCATATCAGTATCATCAACTAATAGTTTACCTCCAGTAAATGAATCAGATAGTAGTATTAAAGTTGTTTGTAACACATAATATGCATCTCTATGTGGTGTTGTGTAATCGCCCGTATCATAAATCAGTTCATAGAAAAAATCTATATCATAATCCGGATTTCCAAATTTATTTAATATAAATTTATTAAGTTCACTATCATGTAATCCATAATGTTTCATTGATGATAATATAAGTGCATTATCATCTCTCATTACTGCGTATGGATGTTTTTTTTGTAAAGTTTTATATTCAATTTCACTCATTCCCATATTCTTTGAAAGGGAATCATTAATATAATTTAACTCATCTTGTGTTAGAAAATCTACAATCATTTTATAATAATGTTTTTTTATTATCGTTATTAAATTTTTTTTCTCGTATCCAAATAACTAAAATATATTTAATACCATCTATAACAGGTAATCCTGCATGTTTAGTTCTCCTATTTGGTGTTCTATCTTCATTTAAATTTTTCCAAAATAATAAATCACCAACTCTACCCTTTATTTTAATATTTTCAGAAGGAAATACAGTTTCACCTCCAATATAATTATCATTTAAATATATAATACTTGTTATTAACCTGTCTCCCATTTGTGGTTGGGGTATATTTTCTATGTTGCCAAAAAAATCGTGATGGGGTTTATATTGATTGCCCGTTTCATATTTAATAAAAGAAATTGGGGTTTCTTGATTATCAATATCAGTATTTGTTTTAATTGATACTATTTTACGAACTTTTTTTAAAAGAATACTTTCATCATCATAAAGACCAATTTTTGCATCTCTATAATTTATAGTACCAACTATGGTTTCTGCCGTTTTGAATTTATTAAATTCATCTATTAAATTTTTACACTCTATACTTGTTAGTACGTTTTCTTCAAGTTGGTAAGTAAAAATATCATTTTTTAATAATTTCATAATTCATATAACACTTTTTATTTTAGTTGTATCTTTTTTTAAATCTCTAAATCGTAAAAAAAATAATGCAGAGTATCGTGTACCTTTTGTTATTTTTTTAACTTCATGATATTCATTTGATTTGTAATGATAAATCTCTCCCATCGGTTTTGGGTATGGAACATCATTTAAATAAAATTCACCACCCTCATAATCATCATTTAATAAAACATTTATGTTATATATAAAATCCTTAGTATGTTTTGTTCCTCCCATATCTATATGTCTAGCAAATACATCGCCGGGGAAATATTTTATAATACCAACTTCAAGATTGATTATATCTATATTTAATTGTGTTTTACAATATTCAATAATCAAGTTTTTAATATCACCATCTTCTAATGCAAGTACAACGGTTCTATACGATGTTTTAACACCAAATCTTATTCGTTTCCACTCATCTTTAGATTCGGCCAAATTAATCAAATACTCACATTGTTCTTTAGTTAGATTCATATAATTGTTTTATTTAATTTATCATCATCTACAAAATTTGTTATAGAACCATAAATACCAATTCTATTTGGTATTGAACAACTACTTCCTATAAAATTTTCAGTTTTAAATAGTAATAGGTCACCATCATCTACTGATATTTCATTTATACCGGTTTGTGAATTTATTAAAATTTTACTATTTAAAGATTTTGTAAAAAAAATAAATGAATACTTTGATATTAGATTTATATCATTTTTTAATTGTTTGGTAAATTTAATTTCTTCATTATTGTTTTCGGTGAAAGTAAAAATAGTTTTAACATATGTATTGAAATTTTCACCAGTCATTAATTTTAATTCATCTAAAATATTTTCTATTAGATGTGAAAAAATCTTTGATTGAATCATTAATATTCTTTTGTTAGATTGTATTTTTACATTCTTGACATTTGTATTTATTTCATCCTCTAAAGATATCAAATCAACATTTAATTTTATTATTTTATATAGCATAATTAGTTAGTTACATAATCATAAAAATTAATTCTTTTGTTTGTTTCTCTGGTGTGTGTAAAATTATAGTTAATGTTTGTTGTATATACAATTCTATTTGATTTTGCTTGTAATGTTGGTATTGGCATGTGGGGTAAATCGCCGGGAAAAAATATTATATCATTTTCCTTTGGTGTAAATGAATGAAGTATATCATCTTCTGTTTTAAAAATCAAATTACCCTCATCATCTTTTAAGTTTGGAGGTATCTGAATATAAAAAACATAGGTCCATTGTGTTTTTAAGATGGTTCTGTTTGATGATTCAACCCAATCGTGTGTATGCATCCATTCTATTTTAAATTCGGGAATTTGAACATATATCCAACTTGATGTTACATATGTATTTATGGGTGTGGATAACTTTGATTCTAAAAAATTTAAAGATTGGGTATCTACCGATTTAAATTCATCACATTCAATGTGTAATTCAAGTGAATTGGGGTATTCTGATTTTTTACCATGGTACAACAACTCGTTTTGTTTTACTCTATTTAAAAAATCATCTTTAGAGTATTTTCTATTATATGTTGTTTTATAGATTGTATATTTTTCAGATAAATTATATTGTTCGAAATCTCCTAAGCTTTTCATACTTGCCGTATTTTGTAAATAATTCGCTGCCACACTTTATATTTTTTTTAGAGATTAATAAATCTCTATCCATATTAGGTTCTTCATTCCATGAACAACTATTAACCCAATGTAGGGGATTTTTAAATATCCAATGACAATCCTTGTTAAGAATTATTCTCATTTTCCAACTACCCATATGATTATCGAAAGAAAACATATCGTATAAATGATATTGTACATTTTCGTCTAATTGGAAAAAATCATCTTGATTTAAAAAATATTCTCCAGATTCACCCTCCCAATTAACAAATAGGGGCTCACCCTCTTTAATTGTTCTTAATGCAAACACACCAACTCCTTGTACTGTACTTGGTGCCAATTTTACATTTACATGATTTTTAACATATTCAAATGCTGTCATATAAAGTTTTTTGGGTTTGTTTTAAATTGAGAACCATAGTTTGCTAATATTTCTTCACCTTTCTTAATTTTTTTAATGGCGAAAGCACCTTTGTTTGATAGGGTGTCTACATTAGCTTTACTCAATCCACTATTTAAAAACATTGATGGCCAAACAAATACCCAATGACATCCTTTAATTAAAGGAAAAAATATTTTACCATATTCAAATCTTAATAATGAAATTTCATTATTTTCATCATGTGAATAAAGTTTATTATCAAAAGTTTCGTATATACTTTTTTCAAGTTCAACCGGTAATGTAAATAATTCTTCTTGTGTTATTGAATATATACCCGTTTCGCCTGTCCAAGGTTCAAAAATAAACGTACCCTCTTCAATATCTTTTATGGCGAAAAAACCCACACCCGCAACAGAACTGGGTTTGATTATACTAACAACCTTTTGCTGTAGATATTCTATTGGACTCATAAGTGATTATAAAAAAATTAAGAATGTTTAACTTTTATCAACTCCATTAGTTTTGATAATATAGTAAACCCCTTTTCTTTTTTTTCATCACTAATTGGAGAACCTTGTCTCAATTTAGCATCAATAATACTTATTGACTTATATTCAGTTGGTTTTATCATGGTTCTTATAATTTTGGTGTATATAATCTATTATGAACTAATACATTGTTAGCAAAAAAGTTGTGGTTGTTTTCAACATCTTGTAAATTATAAACAACAACTGGTTCGTTGATTTGATTGATGTTAACTATTTTAGAATTACCATCAACTAATCTTAAAGTATCACCAATCTCAATCTTATTAACAGGTGTCTCTAAACTATATAATTTATTTGATAATCCATTATCATATGATGACCATCCTTTATTTTCAACATATAGTGGGTGGTCCAAAGTACATCTTACTATATCACCATTATCCAATTCGTATTCAACAGTTGCATCTACTTTTTTACTAAAAACAGCATTAACTACATTTGCTTCAACAACTTGGGTTAACATATTAAATGTTAATACCTCATCTCCATTAACAACATCTTCAATGTTTTTCATATCACCATTTGAAAGAGATATTTGTGTACCTGCAACAAAACAAGGTGAGTTGTGAGTTACGAATGAGTTGATTGGTGTTGAACCTGCAATAATATATGTATCAGTATCTTCTACATCTATTTCAACCAAACCAAAATCATCTTCATTTATTATTAAGATATCGGAGGTTGTAACTTGTGCCATCGAACCATCATAATCAATTAAATAATCGGTTGTTGCTTGAACATCTCGAGATTGTTTCCATACAATTGAATCCATTCCACTATCATAAACCAAGAATGATTTATATGTTGATACATACAAAGAATCCTCATTATTGTTTACGGTCAATCTACATAGTGTTTTATTTTCTAATGGTTTACTGTTTTTATAAATAACGGTTGATGTTGTTAACTCAGAACCAGATGGTAGTGTGTTTCCTTCTATTTTCCATGTAGGGTAAGTAAAATCATCTTCTGTTAAATCAGTACCACCAATGTAATATGATTTAATATCATCACCTACTGCAAGATTACCTATTTCTATTTCAGTATCATCTGCTTTAATTACTAAATGTGTGTTTAATATACCATCAACTCTACCATCGTATTTAATAAAATTAGTTGCAAATTCATAGTAATGTTTTGCATCAATTCTATTTACATATTGATTATCATTATAAATTGGCTCAGTTGGTAATTCAAAAACAGAGTTTTCTTGAAACTGACCAACATGGATTAAAGATAAATCTGCACCATAAATTATTGAAAATGTTCTTATTGAGGAAACTCTATTATTCGATAGTGTTTCTAAACTTTTATGATATTTCTGAATAAGAATATCTTCTCCTGTAACAGAATTAATAAATGAATTCCATCTAGTTTCGGATGTATCTGCTTCAGATTCGGCTCCTATTTTATAAAACCCAATTGCAGAATGACTTTCATCACTAATATTTTTTACTAAACAATCAGGTAAATTATTTGGATTAAACTCTCGTGTTAGTGTATCGGTAGTTGATAAAGAAGAAGAGTGATAGAATTCAGTCACCATATCCTCTTGATTATAATCCACAAATAATTGTAAAGTATTTAATGTTCCTTTTGCATATTCACTATCAAAAATAGCAGATTCATCATATGCCATTCTTAGGATAAACAAATCATCCGCATCTTCAACAATAGTTGGATATATTCTAGTTACCTGTTCCTTTACTTCATTGAATTCTACAATAAAAGGTGCATCGGATACTAAGTATTGTGCTAGTTTATTAACAATTTCCTGATGAATTACTGGTTTATGAATTACAGTAACTTTTGTAATATTATTAAGCTGTAATACATCTTTGAGATTATCAAAATTTAAATATGTTAAATTGTTTGCAGAAACGGTTGTATCGGTATTAACCTCTAACAATCTTAGATTACCGTTATTATCTTCAACAAAATCCGCGGAAAAAAATGTTCCTTTCATAATATTTTTTCTCTATTTTTATTCTTATATAAATATAATAAACTTTAAATAAGTGATGTATTTAATCATTTTTTAATAGAACCTGATAAATTTGATGCAACTTCATAAAATTCTTCATACGCATCTAATAGAGTATCCACCACAGGATGTCTATGGTTTGTAAGTAAAGTATGTGAATCCATATCCTTAATTTTCTTTGCAGCAGATACCAAGAACTTAAATCCACTATCCCCTTTATATTTTAAATCCACTTGTTGTGTATCCCCACAAACTACCATCTTACTTCTTAATCCCAAACGAGATGTAATCATTTCCATTTGTTCATTGGTACAGTTCTGTGCCTCATCAACAATAATAAATGAATCCAAGAAGGTTCTTCCTCTCATGAACGCAAGTGGTACAATCTCTACAATCCCATCTGCCAATATCTTATCTATTTTATCTTTATTATATAGTTGATAGAAGTTTGCATAGATTGGTTGCATCCACGGCTCCATCTTTTCTCTTAAATCTCCCGGCAAGAAACCAATCTCTTCTTTTGATACGGTTGGACGAGTAATGATTATTTGTTTAACTTCTTTCTTAAATAACATATCCAATGCAGTTTGACAAGCAAGAAGTGTTTTACCGCTGCCCGCTTTACCACTTAGTATTGTAATTGCGTTACTTAGAATTTTTTCTTTTGCAACTTTTTGTTCATCATTGAGTTGTAATTGAAACTTGATTGGACCTTTAGGTCTTTTGATTTCTGCAATTTGTTCAGTCATTTCCTTGTGTTTGATGGATAAGTTCTCTCCCATATTCAATTAAATCTTTTTTGTGAATAATACCAAAACCTAACTTTTCCCAAAACTTAACGGCACGAATGTTCCATTCTTCTGTATAAAGTGTTATTGTATCGTAACCATTTTTAAATCTATCTGACATTGTTTGTTGGATGAACCATTGTGATTCACCTGTATTTCGTTCTTGTGATACGAACGCGTTATAAAGATATTCGCCAATATACCAAACATGACCTATTGGTGAATTATCTTTTAATAATAAAAATAAAATTTGATTTCGGGATAACCGTTCGTTGGATTCATGTAGAGTCCACATATCATCCCATTTTATTTGGGAATTAAATTTTTGTATAGAAAGTTCTATATTGGTTTTGTGTGTATCAAAGTCAGTAACTTTAACAACTTCCAATTTAGAAGAATCTATATCAATTACTTTTAAATCATCTTGGTTTTTATATTCAAACCAAATTAGACCACCCATATAACTTGTTTTCTAATAAGTATTAAATGAGATTCTTTTGTATCTTTCTCGAATCGTTTAATTGTTTTCTTGTAACTTTATTTTTCAAGTTAGTTTTGAACTTTTGTATTTCTGCACATCGTTCGTACATTTCCTTTTTTACAAACCATTCATTACAATAATCTAATACAATATCAAAATCATGTCTTTCAATCATAACAACCGAACCAGCGTTTGTATGTACCACAAATGCTAAAGAATCTTTTCCATCTAAAATTGAGTTGTGTATGTTTTGTGCAATTTGCCAAAGTACATCATTACCATTCTTATCCAAAAAGTTTTGAACAAATGGATTATCAGGTACTAAATATTTTTCCCAACCTACCGTTGTGAATGACCTTGTTGTTCTCATAAGTACCTCCTTTTATTTTAAATTTATTTTTACACTTGTTGATGATTGAGGTATAACTTGCATTCGTTTGGTCTCACCGCCCACTTTTATTGGATATGATAAATCTGCAGGTTTAATATCACTTCCTGCTTGTGAAAATATAATTTGTAGAGCTTGTTTCACATGGGTTTGGTCATATTTTGTCACACCCATTTGACCTTTTGCTGCCAATAATAATCTATTCCAATCGGCGGTATCACCTTTAACTTCTCTTCCGAAAACATATTTTTTATCTTCAAATGCACCTCTATCTGATTCTCTTCCTAAAATGAATTCTAACCAAGAACCTTTAAACTTTCCAAGTGCGGACTGTAATTTATTAATTCCTGATGGTGATAATGATGCAACTATACCTCCGATTGCCAATCCAGCCAATCCACCAGTTATTACAGTAACTACGGCACCCAATGTAATCCCAAGGATAGCTCCAAATACACTACCACCAAAGAAACTATAAAGTTTTTTGCCAGGTGGAACTCTTTCACTTAAAATAGCCTCCACTAATTTTGGTATAATTTCTTCAGGTGGTAATGGTTGTAATCCTTCTTTTATTGTGGGTGGATCTGGCAAGTCAAAACTATAATCTTCTCGAATAATTTCTGCACCAATTGCTTCGGGGTCAGGATCTTTATCTTTAATCATAGAATCATATTGAGTTTGAACACCTGCTCCCAAATCACCATCGGGTTTATATTCCCATGTTCCCAGCTGATTTATTGGTAACAACTCTATATCTTTTTCTTGTTTACTTACTAACCAATCGATGTAAGTACAAATTTCTTCTTCATTATCAATTGTTGAAGTAATTTCGGTTTCACAATAAGCCTCAGTTATTTTAAATTTATTTAATAAATTATATTGTTTTAAGAAATTTAAATCCAAAGTAATGTTTGGAACTGCATAAGAATTAAACCATGGGTTTCGTTCATTATATGCTGCAATTAAATCATCATAAAATGCTTGTGATGTATATGATTTACCAGAAGATAAGTTAACAATAAATCTAAAGGATGTATTTTTAATAGGAATTATATTTAGTGAAACTGGGTCTACGAGTGGATATGTTGTTTCATTTTCATCGTATATACCTTTTAATACAATATTTTTTTCCTTTGTTGATACAAGTTTAGATTTAGGAATACCCAGCTGATTAGATGGATAGTTATTACCCGGTGCTAATAAGGTTGACAACTTTCCAGTTGAATCATAGGTTGGTAATCCAATATTATCTAATGGTGTATATTTCATACCTATAAATATCAAAAAAGTGGATTATTTAATCCACTCTTGATATGCCATTTCATATGAAGTTACTCTATCGTATCCTTCATTGAGATATTTTTGTGCAGTTTCCAGTATTTCTACTCGTAATCCCAATGCCGAAGCTTCCATTAGGATTTCTTCAATTTGTTCTTCTGCTGTCATAATTTTAAATTAAATAATCATCGTAAAATCTTATATCAACATCTGCTTCAATAAACATATCATAACTTCTTTCTTGGGATTCTGCCCAATGTTCTCCTTTAGTAACATCAACTCTTTCACAAAAAATTTGTTTAATACCTGCATTGATAATTCCTCTGGCACAATCTGCACATGGCATACCACAACTCAAATACATTGTAGTACCTCTCGTAGATACACCTATTCTTGCTGCGTTGTAAATTGCATTTCGTTCTGCATGTTCAAACCAATAATACTTCTCTGGTCTTTCTTGTCTTGAATCGATTCTATCATCGATACCTCGTGGAAAAGAATTGTATCCGGTTGATACAATCTCGTTATCCTCACCAACTATAACTACACCGATTTGTGTGTACTTATCTTTTGATTTTAGTTTGACAGTATTTGTCATCTGTCTAAAGTAGGTTACCCAATTCATCATTCTATTATTTGTGCTTCTTCGATTTTATTACAAAATAAATATACTCCTCTTTGGTTGTGTTTAAATGCAGAATCACATCCCAACCATTCCCTAACACCTTGAGGGTCTTTAATTCGTTCGATTGGCCATTCTGCTAGAACTTGATAAAGATTATTATTAATCTTTTCTATTGGATATTTCCCAGTTGCGTATCTCATTATTCCTCACTATTCCAAGAATCTATTCCTGTCTTTATAGTAACAAATAACATAACAATACCCCAACATTCAATTAGTGTATAATGAGCATAAG